GTGTGTGTGTGTTCAGTTCTCGTCGTGTGCAGCGGCGTAGAGGTACTCCGCTGCGCTCTTGATGTCGTCCTCTTCGGTGATCCAACCCTCGCTCTCATCGCTGCACCTCCACTGCGTCTTGCTCATCCTCGGTTCCTCCTGTTGGTTCGGGCTCTGCGACAAGCCCTCTTCGTTGTTGTCAGTACTACTCTAACTACATCTTGTCGTTCAGTCAACCTCTCATTCTGTGTCCTTCATCACGGTCCATGTCTCCCCATCGGGCGTCTCATCGGGCAACCTCCTCATGCTCCCCCCGAGCCTCCCCGTCACCGTCGTCGCCATGCGCAACCACGACAGCATCTCCGACCACTGCAACATGTACAGTTCATCCTCCTCCTCGCACTCCATCGCCTCGACGACGGCCCGTACGTCCTCAATCCGCACCTCGACACCGCCCCGCAGTATCACCGCTCGTCCACCTCCCCGCTCAGCACCATCATCTCGACGGCTCGCATGATCACGGGCCCCGGTACGCACGACAGGTCCCCGCCGGCTCTCTCCCGCACCCTCATCAGCGCCTCGTCCCTCGTCATCCTCATCGGTCCTCCTTCTGCTACCGGGCAGGGCCCCTCCCTTCCGGCACCCCCTACTCTCCTACATCATGTCGTCCCCGTCAAGCCCCTCCCCTGTGCCCCCGCTCACACTCAACAGATGTCACGACACGCCCCTCGACAGAGACCTCTGACCTCTGTGCACTAGCCTCTCGGGACCAAGGTCCTATGAAGGCTAGCTACCAAGCGACGACACCGCTCAAGCCGAGATTGGGACTAAGGTCCTATGTAGATCAACTTGTATGCACAAGTGGAGGATGAACGGGACGACACGGGCGGGGAGATGTAGGTACATCCCGGGGAGGGTACCCATGGAGTACGACAGAGCCGGGATGGCAACGATTATGCATCGAACGCATGTTCGAAAGAGACCTCGACAGCGGGTGGAAACGGGGCGATGTAGGTACGAAATCACCAAATGTTTCGAGTATGTTACATTCAAATCCCTTCGTAATATAATATATATATATTTATATTATATAAATATTATATACAGAATATAATCATAGTAGTATAAATTGTCGTATCCTGGTATACATACGTGTACCATACATTAATGTCATAGTAGTATAGAATATTGTACTACTCTTATATATTCTGAGTACGATCTATACAAAAGAGAACATAGGGTTATTAGGGGGTTGTGCTTCGCCTCGGCCCGTGTCGCAACATGATCGAACGTTCGCTCGTTCGAACAAGAAGACAAAAACGAGACGAATGAACAGCACGAATTCCTCGCCCCTGTCGATGCCACCCGACGGGCCGTGTCGATACCCCGTAGAGGTGCCCGCCACCGGGTACGGGTACCCCGTCCTGTCGTTACTGGCTACCGTACCGTCCCAGATGCCCCTGAGACGCGTTGTAAGCCAATCTGAGACGATTTCAGCCCCTGGCCAGTGCAGGACACTGGAGAGAGGTCTAGAGGCCGTCTACGGGCCTTACAGCACGTCAGGCCCCCCTGCACACGACACAGCACGAACGAGGAGACACGAAGCACAGCACGACGGAAGCCCGAGTAGCCCTCACGGCCCTGTCGTCAGGACCACCCGGGGTTGCGATCTTAACAGTGTTAACGAGATCGAAATCACAATGGAGGTGTGCTATAACGCGGGCGAAGGAAATCGGTTGCTACCGACAACGGGGCCGGGGGAGGGGGTGCGACCCCGCCCGCACGCCCAAGGAAGGGGCCCCATAGGTCCTTGCTACTCGGCCCGCCCCCTATAAATGACTACGGGCATGACACCGCCCCGTCGCCATGCTCAACACGAACGACGGGGCGGGGTTGATCGGAGGACGGTCAGAACCGGCTCTGATCGGAGGCGATCGGGGGACGGTCCTCCTTGATGGCCCAGCCGTTGATCTCGCTGAGCAGAAGCGGGGTGAACTGCGAGGGATCCTTCAGGGCCCTGTCGTAGTTCTCGCTGCACCGGACCCAGTCGTCCTGGGCGATCTTCAGAGCCTTGTCGGCTTCGGAGGCGGTGAGCGGACGGCGGTAGGCGACGGTCTCCTTGCGCGGTGCACCGCCACCCAGCCGCTCGAAGACATCGACAAGCCGGTTGACGGCGTGGATGGCCTCTTCGGGACAGCCCTCAAGATACCGGTAGTCGATGAGGACGACAGGCGGAGAGGTGAGCTCGCTGGGCTTGAGGTCGGATACTTTCTCGGGGTAGGCCATGATGGCAGTCCTTTCAGTTGGTTGTGGTCCCAGTATTGCTGTTCGAGAGCGTGTTGTCAATCCCTAGACCGCGACAGGGGCTTTGAGGACCCTGCCGTGCTGGTAGCCCTCGGAGGCGTCGATGTCGGATATGCGGTACAGGTCGATCGAGCCCCGTCGGCGGAGCCGCAGGCGGGGGAACGGGTACACCGGACGTTCCAGCTGCTCCTTCACCTGATCGATGTGGTTGTCGTAGATGTGGCAGTCCCCGCCGGTCCAGATGAGCTCGCCGGCCGAGTAACCGGTCTGCTGAGCGAGCATGTTCAATAACAAGGCATAAGATGCAATATTGAACGGGACCCCGAGGAAGAGGTCCGCACTCCTTTGATAGACCTGCAAGCTCAGACGACCGTCGTTGGTGACGTAGCACTGGAAGAAGGCGTGGCAGGGGGCCAGGGCCATCTCGTCCAAATCGCCGACGTTCCAGGCCGACACGAGGTGGCGGCGGGATTGCGGATCTTCTTTAAGACGCTTGATCAGAGCTTTGATCTGGTCATGAGCCAGACCGTCCCTGTCGATCCAGGAGCGCCACTGGTAGCCGTAGAGGGGCCCGACTGAGTCATTCTCATCGGCCCATTCGTCCCAGATCGAAACCCCGAGCATTCGGAGCCAGTTGATGTTGGTCTCGCCGCGGAGGAACCAGAGGAGTTCGGCCTTGATGGGCTTCATGGGGACGTACTTGGTGGTGATCCGGGGGAAGCCGGCTTGGAGGTCGTACCTCAGTTGACGGCCGAAAACAGAGCGGGTGCCGACACCGGTGCGGTCGTTGCGGGGCTCGCCGTGGAGGAGGACGTCCTCAAGAAGACATTCGTACTGGTCGTCGATCATCAGAACAGGGCCTCCTGCGTGCCCCGGACGTTGATCTCATCAGAGGCGTCGTAGGTGTCGAAGCGGGAGTTCTCCCCCGCGAGCGTGGTGGTGCAGATGAGGTAGGCCTTTCCTCTGTGGTTGATGTCGGTGATGATGCGGCTCTCCCCGTTCTTGTAGAGGAGGATGTCACCGACGCGGCAATCGCGGGTCTGTTTGGCGAGTGTCATGTTAGCCCCTTTTCTTCAGTAGGAGGTGGTTGTCGGCTCGTACGCGTATGGTGCTCTCCATGGGCCAGACGAAGAAGTAGTGCGTTGTGCTCAGAACGTACTCGGTTTCACCTTGGGTGGTGGTATCGGGTCGGATGTGCGTGATCTCAAGATCATAGGGGTCAATGCGGATGATGTCTCCGACTTCAAGCGTTTCGGGTTTGATGCGCTCCGGGGTGAAGACCATCTGAGTGCCCCTTTCGTGTCGTTGGTCGCGGTGAGTCCACGCTGGAGCATGAGGCCGGCCTGCTCCGCGACGACGGCGTTGCCCGCGAGACGGATGCGGGCGGTACGGGAAAGATTCGCGGCGTTGTCGGTGGGAAGCCCCATGAGCCACTCGACGAAGGGGGCGTTGAGGCGGCCCTCGATATCCTTCAGGGGCGGGTGCATCTCCCCGATGGCTCGGGCCCAGGTGATGATGAGTGCGGGATCGGGGCCGGGGCCCTCATGGATCCGGGTCTGAAGGTTGGCTCCGGCGCCGCGCCCGGCTCGGCCGGGGCCGGCCGAGGATGAGGCGGTCGGTGTCGGGATCAGACCGGCCGGCGCGACCTGTCGGATGACGTTCACACAGTGCGTGTCGAAGTGCTTGCGGGTCGCTACGAGCATAATGCGCTCGCGCCGGTGAGGGGTTCCGATCTCCCAGGCTCCGGCGGAGGATACGGTGGTGTGGTATCCGTGCTCCTTCGCCAGCCAGTCGGCGAGGGCGAGGTAGGTGCTGTGGCCGCCGGGGACGTTCTCGGCTACAATGAGGTCCGCGCCGCCAGCTACGGCCTTGTCGAGGGCCTCGTGGATGAGACTGCTACGAGTGCCTGAGCCCCGTTCAGCTCCTGCTCGCCAGCCTGCGACGGAGAGGTCCTGGCAGGGCGCCCCGATGGTGACGATGGAGCCCTTCGGGACGATCTGGTCGCGGAAGTCCTTGCACACTTCGACGTCTGGGAAGCGGTGCCTCAGGTACTTGCGGGCGGGCCCGTAGGTGTCGGAGAACGACACGGGCCGAGCGGGCTCTTCAAGCCCCGCTGAGACGGACCGGGCGAGTTCGCCGGTACCGGAGAACATGTCGATGATCGGTGTCGGGCTCATGTCAGTCGTTCTCCGTGTCAGGCCACTCGATAGCGGGCTTGCCTTCTGCCTCGGCCCACTGGTTGATGAGCCAGTGCATCCAGTCGGGAGTAGAAGTGGGGTCCACCAGGGCGTCTTCGTAGCGCTTCTTGGTGCGGTCCCACTCGGATTGAGCGTTGCGGAGTTTCTTCTCGCGGTCTTTCTCCGTCGGCCGGAAGCGATAGACGAGGTCCTCCCCGGTCTCGATGCTGCCCCGCCTGTCGAGGATGCCGTCGGCTACGTTCTTGTCCAGGGACTCAACCGTCTTGAGGACGCGAATGAGGGTCTTCCGAGGGAGGGACAGGAAGATCACGTGGTTGAAGGTTGCGACCATCGGACCTTGCTGGTCATAGTTGTTGAGGTCTTCGAACTTGGTGGGGCGCGACATGGTTGGTTTCCTTTCTGGTGGTGGTTGTTGTTGAGTTCAGGTTCTAGTCCTGTTGAAACGGATCGACCCCGTTGTCCGCGGAGATCCGGATGATGGTGTTGACAGCGCGGTTGATGTTGAGGAGCTCATTGGCCAGAGCCGCGATGGCTTCCCTCTTGAGGATGAGGGTTCTCTCGTTGGTGGTGGTGTCAACGACTTTGTCGAGGGTGTCGTCTGGTGACAGGAAGAACGAGTTGACGAAAGAACTCGTTCCGGTGTAATAGATGATCTCAACGACCTTGTCGTTCTGTTCGATGTCCGCGATCTGGAAGGTCTGGCCGCCGTCTCGGAAGAAGTCACCGGGCTTCAGGCGCCTGGTGGGCATCGGCTCGATTGTGTAGGTCATGTCGATTCCTTTCAATTGTAGATGCGGGCGACTTCGTCGTTCCAATGGAAGAGTTGCCAGGAGCGTTCGGCCGAACGCTCCTCCTTGGTGCAGAGACAGAACCCGACCTCGTCGCCCAGAGGGGTCAGGTTCTTGTCGAGAACTTCGAACTCCTTGTCGTCGAGGCGGATGTGGTCCCCAGTGAGGATGTACCAGACGGGTGCGATCTCTTCCACGGTGGCTCCTTCGGTTCGGTTGGTGCTACCAGCATAGAGATGTATCGGGCGTGCGTCAAGCCTTGGGTTCGTTACGCTTGGATCACGACGACTACGAGAGGAGGTCGTATGGGCAACGTGGCGCACTACGCCGCGTCCTGCGCGCGCTACTACGCGATGGCGGACGTGGGGTACAGCCAGCCCGACAGGTGGACGTTCTACGACAGGAGCGACTGGGACGGCTGGCTGGTGCACTCGCCCGCCAACGCCGACTGCTCCGCGCTGGTGTCGGGGTGCTACAACATCGCCGCGCATCATGAGTGGGGTGAGCCGTTCACGGCAGGGTACTTCCCCCGGGATACCTGGACCGGGAACATCAGGGAGTACGCCCTGGAGCGGAACTTCGCCGATATCTCGGACTCCTGGACGGGCAATGTACCTACCGGAGGCTGGTACGCGGGCGATATCGTGCTGTCGGAGGGCGCAAGCGGTGGTCGGGGCCATGTGGCGATGATCATCAATGGTGGTTCCGGGCCCGACAGTGACGGGGCACTGCTGGCCGAGGCATGGATCGCCGAGGACGGCAGCATCGACGGCTGGGAGGGCGACCAGACGGGTGATGAGGTTCGCATCATCGCGTACAACGATCATCCGTACACTCAGCAGGCGGCGTGGACCCATGCTCTGAGACGCAGGGACAACCCCAGCCCGCTCACCGGCGGCACTGAGGGCTCCGCAGCCGCTCCTGCACCCGCACCAAGTGGCAACGAGAGCGTTCAGGCGGCGGTGCTGAGGGCTGCGGACGACGTGGGGCTGCACTGGGCAGTGGCGCTGGGCCTGGCCGACCAGGAGAGCAACTGCACGAATGTTTATGGTCACGACGTCGGCGGGGCATGCTCCGGCTGGGGAGAGGTGACGAGGGAGAACTTCCTGAACCACTTCCTGCCCGCTGTGCTGGACTGGGAGACCAGTAATGGCGTGGGTCCGACGCAGGTCACCTACAACGGGCACTTCATCAATGAACCCGACAGGGCATGGTGGGACCCGCACGAGTCGAGCGTCGTGGGCCTGTCGATCCTGAGGGACTATCTCGGGGGCGATTACAGCGCCGACAGCATCCGGAGGGCCGGCAGCCGGTACAACTGCGGCAACGAGAGTGATCAGTACTGGGGTTATGGCGAGAGCCTGCTCCAGCACATCAACAGCTGGTGGTACTCCGAGCGCCCCAGCAGTGGTTCGACAGTGACTGAAGTGGAGAGGATCATAATGGCCAACGGCGATGACATCGTGAACGCGATCAATGCGGTCCGCGGGGAGCTGCGGTACGGCAAGGCCAACGAGCGGCAGGCCGGGGACGTGATCTGGGGCGTGGAGCAGAACAGGCTGCTCCTGACTCAGGCCGTTGCGGCGCAGAAGGAAACCAACGGGCTCATCAAGGAGCTCGTCGAGGCTATCAAGAAGGGGAAGTGAGAGCGAGAATGCTCACGATGATTCAGAAGCCCGAGGTCCGCAAAGCCGCCTACGGTGTTGTCGCGGCGGTTATGACCCTGCTCACCGTGCTGGGGATCGTTAAGGCGGACGCGGCGGCGCAGTACCTGGACTCCATCAGCCAGGTCGCTGGTGTCGTGTTCCTGTTGATCGCCCGCTACTTCGTGCCCTCGCCCGCTCCGGAGGACAAGGCCGCCGCGGTGACGCAGGACGGCGAGCTTGAGCGCCCAATCGTGATCGACCCGGTTCGCTACGGAGCCGGGGACGGCCCCGTGAAGGCGTGATATACTAGGGCTCTTCCTTTCGGGAGTGTGTTGGGTCGGAGGAAGCCCCCGAGGTCGGTGAGGACTTCGGGGGCTTCTTCTTGTGATTTTTCAGCTGACAGCGCCGCTGATGTACTCATCTTGAGCCTTGATGATGGCGCAGAGGAGGATCAGATCCGCCCTGACAAGCTCGGGGTCGATTTCGCCTCGTGCTGTGCGCCCGTAGCGGTTCGCCACGCTGTCATCATGGCGGGCAACTTTCTTGATCGCTCCCAGTTCCGGGAACTCATCGAGGTGAATCATCGAGCCGAAACCTTTCCACGAATCTTGGAGGGGTTGTAGCCGCCCCAGATGTTGCCGTGGTCGTCTACGACGACAGGGGCGGAGGTGTAGCCGGCTTTGACGGCCTTGTCGAGGATGTCCGGGCTGTCGGCAAGGGCCCGCTCGACGTAGGGGACCCCCATCTTGTTGGCGTACATCTTGGTCATTCGGCACTGCTGGCAGTTGGGCTGGGTGTAAATGGTGAGCATCAATTCTCCCCTTCGGTGGTGATGAGACGGGCGTGCTTCGCGAGTTCGTACTTATCGATGATGCGGTGCTCGAGGGTGGTGCTGCCGTTGTCGGAGTCGAAGCCGTTGACCGCAAGGGCGATCACATCGCCGTAGTGAGCAACATCACCGTTCTCCAGGGGGAGTGAGCCATCACTGCGGACCACGGAACCCACATAGTCAGCGACGACCTCTTTGTGAGCGTTGGTGTAGACGACGACAGCCAGGACATCGAGCCACTTGTCGTCGCAAGGCTCGACGGCGAAGATCGGGATAGTGACGCAGCGGAACAGGTAGCCGGGGTTGCGGAGGACCTCGATACGAGTGAGGGATCCGTCACTGAGATAGGGCTTGATGAGCAGGCTGGCGACGTGCTCACCATCGACGGTGAGACGCTGCTCACTTACGGCATGGAGGGTGTTCGTATAGATGATGAGGTCGCCGACCCACAACTCGTCGGCTGTCTTGAGAACGGATTGCATATTGATTCCTCTCGGTTGCGTGGACGGCTCCAGTATAGGTCCATTCGAGGAGGCAGAGCGATAGACTGCGAGTGAGTAATACCTTCTTGACTTCAGGAGTCTGCGATGCTAGGCACTGAGCCGCCCCAGACGCCCTATGCGAGGGTCGTGGGGCAGATTCTCACGCCGGACGACATGCGCCCGGCCGGCGACGTCACAGTCGTCTTCACGTACGGGCCCTATGTCGTCTCCTACGGTACGGCCTACATCGAGCGCAGGGTCGAGGTGGGTGTCGATCCATCTGGGGCGCTCTACGACCCGGCCACAGGCAAGAGCTACATCGATCTGATCGCCCCGGGCGCCGGTGTAACACCGGCCGGGCAGTGGTTGTGGCACATCGACGTCGTCGCGAGCGGGGACTACCTGCTCCAGGGCGACCTGGCACTTCGACAGGGCACGGTGGTGGACGTCGCGAGCGTCCTGACGAATGGCGATGGCATGCTGGCCAACCCGTTCGCCCGCCAGAGACCGGCCGCAGGGGGCGCGGGAGCCGCCAACCCGGCGCTGCCCGGTCCAACCCCGCCCGCGGAGGGGCTGGAGGGGCTCACGGCGCGTGTCGAGAACCTCACACAGGCACTCAACGGGCTGAGGACTGAGATCGCGGACAACAAGAGGGCGATCGATGAGCTGAAGGCGCAGCCCCCGGGCGACGGGGACGGCAACGAGGTCGAGATGATCGACAACGGCGACGGAACAGTGACGTACAAGGACAAGACCGTGCCGCAGGGCACGCCGGAGGGCTGAGTTATGGCGAAGCAGTTCGTGGGGAAGGCCACAAGTTACACAGCCGAGGGAGCGGATGCTCGGTTCATCGACAACGACGAGCAGACTCAGGCGCTCAACACACTGCGGAACGAGGTGCCCGGTCTTGCGGATGCAAGAATCGAGGCCCGCATCGAGGCGTACAAGCAGGAGGTCAACGCCAGGTTCGCCCTCAAGAGCGCTCTGGACGGCCTTCTGAAAGCCGCGGACGCCGCTGCCACTTACGCCCCCAAGGCGGCGCTGGAGGGGCTCCTGAAGGCCTCTGACGCAGCCGCCTCCTATGCGGCCAAGGGCGATCTGACAGCAGCCAAGGAGGCGCTGGAGAAGGGCCTGAAGGACAACGCAGACGCCGATGCCCGCAGGTGGAGCATCATCAGCGCCAACAAGACGGATGTCGCCGACCTGAAGACCCGGGTGAAGGCCCTTGAGGACAAGCCCGCCGCCCCCGGGGGCCATGGCGGAGGCGTGCAGGCGGGCGACACGGGCTGGGTGGATATCGCCCAGGGCCAGGTCGGCGCGGGGCAGTACCAGTACCGTGTCGTCGGGGCCACGATGTTCCTCCGGAAGGCTGGTGATGAGTGGCGGGCGCTCCCGAAGCCCACGAAGACCGTGACCCATATCGCCACGCTGCCGCAGACCTACGGGAAACTGGAGCGGGCGAGCACGCTGGTCGTCAAGAAGGGCGACCCGGCGCAGGGCAAGCAGGACGAATGGACCTCGGATGGCTCGATGATCGAGATCTGGCCGAACTGGACCATGAAGTACACATGTATGGACCTCCAAGGCACCTACGCCATGGATGTGCTGGTGACCTCGGTTGAGAAGCCGCTGCTCACCCCGGCTCAGCCCGGCGGGGGCATCACCGAGGAGATGCTCAACCAGAAGATCGACGAGCTCAAGACCGGTCTTGAGGCGAAGATCTCCGCGGCCACGTCCGAGATCGCCGTCACCAAAGCCGGGATGAGCGGAGTGAGGGACAAGGTCACAACTCTGGAGACTACGGTCGGGGATCACACTTCACGGATCACCGCACTGGAGAACACGCCGGGCGGCGGGGCTGCGACGGGCGCGACAGTTCTGGTGCTCGGCCCGACAGAGGCCGTACCGGTGGGCACCAAACCCGGAACGGTGATCGTGCGGAGGAGCAACTGATGGCTGCGCCCACATGGGTCAAGCAGATCAAGGTTACCGGAGGCAGCCCGAGGCAGCCCGCCCCCGTGTCGTTGCTCACCTCTGGCGAGAGGGGCGTCGCGCACGATGACTGGGTAGTCATCATCCAGGGCGGCCAGTTCGGCAGCCAGGGCGTCCCTGCGTTCATCTCCGCACCGAACTCAGGTTGGCGCGGCAACCAGGCGACCGGAGTTGTTAGCCGCAGCCTGGGCGTGTGGGCGAAGAAGGTCGATGACGTCGAGGAGTTCTCGCAGCCCCTCGCCGTCGGGGACCCGCGCTCCTCCTACACCGGTCGTCAACTCGCCACCGTCCTGGTGCTCGACGGTAAGACGGTGAAGTCCTTCAACTTCTCCGACGGCGTGACGATTAACACGACTAAAAGTAACCAGATCATGACGGCGGTCGCGAAGGCGAATAAGCCGCACCTGCTCGTGTCGCTCCAGCACTACACGAGCGGAGATCACGCAAGGCAGTTCGAGGGTGCCATCCAGACGGTCGATGACGGGCAGAAGACGGTGCAGCCCACCCCGAACTCATCGAGCTCGATCCTGGTGGGGTGGGCCGACAAGGACTACGCCTTCACGGACGCTTCGATCCAGACCTGTGTTGCCGTCTGGCCCTTCACGGCCGAGGGACTGGACCCCACTCCTCCGACCGCGGAGAAGCACGAGAACTGGTACGTCATCGGCGAGGACGACACGCACCGAGATCAGTACGCAGCGCTGACGGTGATCGGAGATGACGGTCAGGAGAAGGGCACCATGTCGATGGCGGCCATGCCGAGGGGCCTCGCGACCTGGCAGGGGCTCATCGACTGGGACAGGAGCGCCCAGAACGGCGAGGAGAACACGGACGGATTCTTCGTGGCTCACAGGGGCGGCAGCCGGTCGTGGGTGGAGCACACTGAGAATGCTTACACGCAATCCGTGTCGTTCGGGGTGGACGCTCTGGAGTTCTCCTGCAATGAATCGTCAGATGGGGTGTGGTTCGGTCTGCACAATGCGACCTTCGAGTCCCTAGGTGGCCCCAAGACCGACCCTCACACCATGACGTGGGAGGAGATCAAGGCCGCTGTGCCGACGGACAAGCTTCCGGCGCGTCTGGACTGGCTGCTCGACAGGTACGGGCAGACTCACTGCCTGGTCATCGACCCGAAGTACCGGGCTGGGGAGTGGAAGAGGCTACTCAAGTACATCACCGACAGGAACGTGACTCCAGCGCAGATCGTTATTAAGTACTATGGCGATTCTAATTGGCTGTTCGAGCAGGCGAAGGCCGAGGGCTGCGGGGCCTGGGGCTACGCCTACACGTCGAACACCACTGAGCCCTGGTACGAGACCTTCAAGAGCTCGACTGGGCCATTGGATTTCCTGTCAATGCAGTGGGACGCGCCGGCGAACGTGGTGAACGACCTTCGGGCCTCGAACAAGCCCGTGGTCGCTCACATCCTCGACGACCAGACTCAGTACGTCAAAGCAGCCCGAAAGGGCATGCGCTCGGCGATTGTAGCCGGTATCAAGGGCGTTCTCCAACGCCAGTGCTGATCACCAGAGGCTAATGACAAGATCGGGTTTGATGTCGTCGGGGCTTCCGGGCCGGGGCTGTGTGTCCCAGATCCGGGAGCCCCAATAGGTTTCACCGTGCTCGTAAAGGTCTTCGAGCATCGAGCCGCAGACATTAACTCGCCTGAAGCCGTCCTCCGGACTCACTATCGACACGGGCAGGTCACCCTCATGCAGGCGCACCTCTTCGAGCTCGGCGATGAGGTCGGAGCAAGTCAGCACGCGATCGGGCCCGGCCTTCGACTCCATCGAGTCCAGGCAGTACGAGCGGTCGCAGTCCTCGTTGCTGGGCTCGACAGGGGCGGGGGAGGGCACGTCCTTCGTGGTGATGATCGGAGAGGCGTTCTCAGCCTTCTTGGTGGGCTTCTGGACCTCGACACGAGCGGAATCCATCTGGAACCGGGAAACGGCTTTGGCGAGCCTGCCGAGGGCCTTCTCGTAGGACGACAGGGCGAACTCCGTGAACGACAGGGGCTTGGTCTTGATGACGCGGGCCTTCCGGGCGCGCCTGACTACCTTGAAGGGGCTGACCCTCAGGTCCATCCTCTGGCCGCCCGCGGTCTTGATGGCGGCGGTCCGGTCGAGATTCATGTGGAAGAATGTGTGCTTGCGCTGGCCGAAGTAGAACTTGTCGCCTCTGCGGAGCTCGCACATCATGACGCGTTCGATCTCCTCGGTGAACTCCTCGTCATCTTCATCGATGAACTCGACAACGTTGAGGTACGAGTCTTCCGACATGGCGATGATGAAGGGTTTGTAGGAGGGGGTCATGACCCAGAACTGGATGAGGTCGAGGCTCTCGCACGAGTATCGGGGGTCCGACAGGACCCGGCAGTCGCCGAGCCCCTTGATCTCGATGAAGTCCCGCTTCACGATGCCCCAGCAGTGGACGGGGCGGACCTTACGTGCCATTTTGTGGTTCCTCTCGGTGTCGAAGTCTGGTGTCGGTCGGGTGATGGCGACATCCGGTTGACCGACAGGCGTAACCCTAGCACGGCTCTCCGACAGGGACAACATCCAGGATCGTGACGTGCCGCACACGCGCCCCTACGCGTACGCGCGTACGTGCGCGCGCAGGAAACCCCAAATTCGCTTTTATATACTCCGCATAGAAAAGTATGAATCCCGTACAGTAATCTACCCCCACAACAAAGAATTTTGCGTAAAAAATTATACTAATCTCTCTTAATATTATATACTAAATATATACTATATACGTTATTATATTATATATTACGAAGAGAGTTAGAGAGTAATGTAGGTACGTACCTACCTTTGTTTCGACAACCCCGACTTCTTCCTGTCGTTCCAATCAAAAGCCCCTGTCGAGTTCTTCCTCGGCCGACCGGTCGGTTGAATACAATGGGCGCTACAAAAATGAGATTTTCAGGACTTGAGTCCTAATATTTCAGGTTTTGACCTTCGAGCCCTAAAAATGAACAAAGGTAAATTTCTATATGTCAAGGGAACTTGACATCAACATCATGTATTCAACCGAGCGGTCAGTATAAGCCTTAGAGTGTGCGCAAGAGCACAGAAATCTCCTGGCCCTGTCGTCCTCTGTCGGGCCGCATGTGGTACAGTTCTATCCGCGACATCCGGGCAACGGGATTAGAACCATCACAACTTCGGAGAGGATCCGACATGCCATTCGTAGCCGGGAAGGACCAGCGGGCCGAGCGCGCTCGGTACAGGGAGGACGAGCTCGTTGTTGAACGAGCCAAGTACGCCGCTGAGCTCCTCAGGAAGCGCATCAGGCGCGAGGGGGTCATTCAGGCCCAGTACCCGCAGGTCTTCGGGTTCAAGGCCCAGCAGACGATCCACAACCACTTCCGCTCAGGGAAGGTCACGCTGATCGATCTCATCCGCATCGTCAGCACCCCGGGGTTCGACATCAGCATCGATGACGTGCTCCGGACGGCCATCAGCATCATCCAGAGCACCGCGGATGTCGAGCTCGATGAGGAGCCCGCTCCCAGGCCGAGGAGGCGTCGTAAGCCGAAGAAGGACCAGGAGGCCAAGCTCACGACGGAGAAGGCTCCTGAGAGGCCGATGCTGAAGGGGACCGAGGTCGATGAGGAACTCCTCCTGTCGAAGGACTACAGCCGGTTCGCCAACCTCTTCAAGCAGGCCTTCGGAGAGGAGGACGACTGATGGCGCGTAACCTGGAGGACGACCTGAACGAGAAGATCGACAGGGCCATTCTGGAGGAGGCGCAGAAGCCCCGCAGGGAGCGCATGTCGAACGTTGCACTGGGCCGGATGTTTGACGTTCATGAGACAACCATCAGGAGACACAAGCAAGCACTCCAGAAAGCGCTCAGGCTTCCTGTCGAGCAGGACAGGGACGAGTTCTTCGACATCCCGGTCAACGCCATCACGCAGCGCAGGCGGACCGTTAGGCTGGAGGACGGATCCTATGAGCGAGTCACCTACAACCCCGCTGTCGCCGTCGCTGAGGACGTCCGTGAGGCCTCCTACGAGGAGCTGGAGAAGGTGTTCGACCGGGCTGTGCTCTCGGTGGCTCCCAAGGTCGAGGCGGACCGGCCCAAGACGCTAGTCGTGTGCCTGTCGGACTTCCAGGTGGGCAAGACGGACAGCCTCGGCGGGACGCAGGAGACCGTGAACCGCGTCATGTCCACTCTCAAGCGGATCACTGAGTGGATTCAGGCCGAGGGCTCCTACGAGGAGATCATCGTTGCCGATGTCGGGGATGTCTGTGAGGGCTTCTGGAACGTCACCTCACAGCAGCAGACCAACGACCTGTCGCTCACGGATCAGATTCGCGTTGCTCAGCGTCTGATGGCCGAGGCGGTCGCCATGCTGGCTCCACTGTGTACTCGGATGACGTACGTGTCGATCCCTTCGAACCACTGCGCTGTGCGGGCGGGCAGAGGCAATGACAACCGGGCCAATTCGCCGGACGACGACTTCGGACTCTTGATCGCAGACACCATTCAGGCAATCATGTCGGGCCGGGAGCCGTTCAGCCATGTGAATTTCGCCAAGCCCCAGAAGTGGGAGGAGGCCGTAACTGTCGAGACCGTTGATGGGACCGCCGTGGGCTTCACTCACGGCCATCTGGCGGGTGCTCAGTCGAAGATACCTTCCTGGTTCCGAGACCTCGCATTCGGGCACCGTAGTGGCCTTCACGAGGCTTCGATCCTGGTCCATGGACACTTCCACAACTTCGGCGTGTCGCTTGTGGGAGACAACAAGTTCATCATCGGCTGCCCGACCGCGGACAACGGCTCCTCGTGGTTCACGAACCGCACTGGCGACGTAACTGATCCGGCCCTGTTGACTTTCGAGGTTCAGGACAAAAAGGCCAAGAGGTGGGAGCTCTGGTACGAGTGATCTTTGTTGTAGGTTTCCTCGTGGTCGTGGCATTCGTCATGATCGCTGACGAATACAAGGATGATCAGTGATGTTGTGGTCATTCTCAGTTCTCGCGGCGTGCATCCTGTCGGGCGGGCTCGGATATTTCGTCGGGTCGGAGGTGAAGGGGATGCGTGATGAGGCCATCTTCGCGGCGTTCCTCAAGGAGGTCTCCGACGAGTCCGAGCAGATGAAACTGCTACTGGATTTGGATGACTGATGAAGGGTCGTTCGGTTCCGGCCCTCAGCGCCCTGTCGTACGCTTATGGTAGAGGGCTGGGGGCCGAGTCGGTCGAGGAGCTTTTGGGTTTTTGGGCCTGTTATGTTTTCGGTTCCCAGTGGCGAGTGATAGGAATTCTTAATGAAAAGAACCGCAGAAGAGCAGAAGGCCATTGATCTTCAGAGGAAGAGCCTGGTAATCCGGGCTCTTCTGAGGGGCAAGCCACGCAGCGAGGTGGCAGAGAGGTTCCAGCTCTCCGAGGCGGAGGTCTTCCGCATTGAAGAGGACTACTACTCCAGCCAGGAGTCGCTTTCTGAGCACGCCCAGCTCATGAAGCAGCTCACCCGTCTTGAGAAGCTCTTGGATGCGCTCTGGGACTCTGTCGTCGAGAATCCCCTGGCGACCAACCCTGACAACGTCAAGACGGCTCTGGCGACCATCGAGGCGGTTAGCGATCTGGCTGGGTTGAAGAAGACGAAGGTCGAGGCGGAGATCAAGCTTATCCAGCAGCAGCAGATTCCGATCATCGTCGCCTTTGTCGAGTCAGTCCAGAACAACATGGAGCAGCATTTGTTTCCCCTTCTTACAAAACGGGGGCAGAAGCAACTCGAAGCGCACCGTGAGGAGTGGCTCGCTGATGCCACCTCCAACTCGGCTAGTATCTTGGAGGAGCCCAAGGCCGATATGACCATCTGAGTGTGGGCAATAGCACACTCTGAAAGGCCAACAGGCTTCTAAGGTGTGCTACTATTATCCATGCAGGCAGGGGGTTGCGACCCGCTTCGGCGGCCCCTGGAGCGTTTAGCCTTTCGGCTCTCGCCCATCTGGTGTTTTCGGTTCCGCCAGATGGGCGATCCTGTTTTTATAGACTTGTCTCGAAGGAGGACCGATGGCGGAGAAGATAGACTTCCGGGCTGTCGCAGATCAGTTCGGTACGCGCTCTCACGAGCGGGCGATGCGGGAAGACCCTGTTCTCTGGGCCCAGGACCGGCTCGGAGATCATTTGTGGTCGAAGCAGCGTGAGGTTCTTCACTCTTTGCAGACTAATAAGCGAACCCTTGTCGCATCTTGTCACGCTTCGGGTAAGACTTTTCTCGCCTCCCGGGCTATCGGGTGGTGGCTCGACGTGCACCCGCACGATCCTACTGAGACTCGCGTGATCACCACGGCGCCCTCGTGGAACCAGGTGAAGAACGTCATGTGGTCCTATGTCGAGGACCTCCAGTCCAAGGCGAACATGCCGGGGCGTATCACCGGTAAGGCGGAGTGGACCTTCCCCGGGTTCAAGACGGCCACTGCGTTCGGTCGCAAACCGGCTGACTACGATGAGTCCACCTTCCAGGGGTTCCACTCCACCTACGTTCTCGCCGTTGTCGATGAGGCTGGTGGCGTGGCGGAGAACATCTTCACCTCTGTCGAGACCATCACCACGAACAAGCATGCGCGTATCCTCGCCATCGCGAACCCGGACGACCCGAACTCGTACATGGCAAAGATCTGGCGTGACGAGTCGAAGCTTCCACCCTCTGAGCGGAAGTGGAACCTCATCACCATCTCGGCCTTCGACACGCCGAACTTCACCGGAGAGGAGGTGCCCGAGAAGGCTCAGGACAACCTGCTCCAGAAGGAGTGGGTCGAGGACGCCGAGCGTCGCTGGGGCAAGGACGATCCCCGGTATGTGTCGAAAGTCCTCGCCAGGTTTCCCGACATTGGTGACGACGGGCTATTCAACCTTGGTCGGGTTCTCCAGTCCATGAACGAGTGGGCTGACGACGAGTGGAACACGACCGCCCCGATCCACATCGGCGTTGACGTCGGCCTGTCCACCACTGGTGACTTCAGCGTGATCTCCACCTGTCAGGACGGCCATGTCGAGGTCGTCGAGCGTGTGAAGGGCTACGACGGGAACAGGCTCTCCAGGCTCATCGGGCAGCACGCCAAGCGCCTGAGGGCGGAGGGACTCGACGTGGACATTCGCATCGACGCTGTGGGTGTCGGACGAGGTGTCCAGGCCGTCATCGACAACCATGTGCCCGAAGAGATTCCGATCTACTGGATCGTCGGCAACGCGGCTTCCCCGGACAATCTGAAGTGGTACAACTTCCGCGCCGCGATGTACGACTCCGTCGCTCAGGCGATCAACCTCGGCACTCTGTCGGTTCCGCCCGATGAGGCTGCTGGGGAGAAGACTGAGGGGCTCTTCGATGAGTTCCGCTCGATCTTATATGAGTACAGGGGGACCAAGCTCCTGATCCGTGGGAAGGACGAGCTGAAGAGGAAGGGCGAGCCCTCTCCTGACGTTCTGGACTCGATCTGCTACGCGGCGATGCCGAGTAATCTCCTAACAGATGGGGCCGACTCTCTCATCGAGGCTGATACTCTAATGGAGAGTACGGAATCCGAGTACTCACCTATAGACGAGTGGGGTAACGAGGAGTGGACCTTCGCCCCAGCCTGAGGAGTTGAACTGTGAAATTTGGCACATTTCAGATTGGCGGGTCCACCCAGCGCGTCCAGGCTCGGTTGACCGAGGCCTCCAAGGCGTACGCAGCGGTCACCCGCGGGGCTGTCGCGTCGCTTAATCGGGAGGACGTCGGTTGGTCCCGCTGGGGCGATGAGGATGCCACCTCCGATGTGGTATCCCTCTCAGTCATCAAGGAGCACTCGCTGAGGGCCCGTAGACTCGCCGCCTACAACCCGCTCGTCAAGCGAGGTATCGGCATCCGCAACGCATATATGTGGAGTGAGATTCCTCGCATTTCCGGGATCAAGACTCCGGAGACCGCGGCGCTATACGACACCGTTCTCTCCCGCACGGCCCGTGCCCGGGACGAGGCGGCCTTCTGCACCGATGGCATCGTGCTCTACACCGTCCGTCGGACCGACAAGCGAGTGGCTCCCGTACCCTTATCGCGCATCCGTGGCATCGCCCGGGCCCTGGATGCGACTGACGAAGCAGACATCTTCGCCTTCCTGATTGATCCTGTGCCCGTGTCGGACACCCTCTCTCAGAATGAGCAGGAGCGGCGCAAGCCCGAGTGGCATGTCGTCAACGGCAAGGACTGGGCGCCCATCAAGGACGAGAAGGGCTACAGGACCGTCCACGACGACCGGGTCGTCTACGAGATGGTCAACAGGCAGATCGGCGAGCAGTGGGGCAAGCCCGAACTCATGGGTGCCGTCTACTGGGCGCAGGCCTACAAAGAGTTCCTTGAGGCCAGTCACGTCATGACCAAGGCCCTCGCCAGAATTGCGTTCAAAGTCACATCGGCTACGGCCAAGCAGCAGCAGGCCGTTATTCAGCAGATGTCGAACGCTCAAGGCATCGGCGGCCTCGCCTCGCTCGGTGCGGGACAGGAGTTCACCGCCGTTTCCAAGGCTGGAGCGGGCATCGACTTCGGGGCGGGTACACCGCTCGCCTCCATGGTCGCCAGCGCGCTCGACGTGCCCCTGTCGGTCCTCCTCACGGATGGCTCGGCCGGCGGGCGACAGGGCGCTGAGACTGCCCTGGAGGATCCCACCTTCAAGGCTTTCGAGTTCCGCAGGCAGATTCACAAGAGTCTCATCCAGAAGATTTTTCTGGCTCTTGGCAGGAAGGTCGAGGTCGAGCTCGCACCCCTGTCGAACGAGCTCATTCAGCGCTGGGGTCAGGTCGTTACCCTAGGTCTTCAGAACGGAATCCTCCACAAGACTGAGGCGCGCAGCCTCTTCCTCGATAGGCTCCAGCCGATCAATGCCAGGCCGATCAATGATCTGCCTGTGTCGGAGGAGATTCTCGCTGCGAAGAGTCTTGCCGATCCCAACGCCGTGCAGGACAGCGTCGCCAAGAAGAGCAACTCTCGCACCGGTGTGGGTGCCATGTCGGATGGTACGAACGCCAACCGCGACGAGGCCAGTGGCGAGACACTCGCCTGAATGAAAAGGAGTTCCTGAAATGCGCACGGAGTACAAGTCCGCTTTCCACGGAGGGGTGACCGCTCTTCTGGAGGCGGCCACTCCTGATGTGCTGTCCGGGGAGAAGCCCGGTCGGTACCGCATTCGAATCATCTGCCCGGGTCAGGGCTCCAGCGGCACCTACTCGGAAGCCAACATCGCCGCCTCTGTCGGGCACTTCCCCGCTGGGACGCAGATGTTCATGGATCACCCGTCGAAGGATGAGGACATGAACCGCCCCGAGCGATCTGTGAAGGACCTTGCGGGGCGGCTGGTGACTGACGCCGTTGTCGGTCTCGATGGAGCACTATACGCGGAGTGCGAGGTGTATCCGTCCTTCAACGACATCATTCGCGAGAAGTGGCAGGACATTGGAGTGTCGATCAACGCCTGGTCGGAGAACGGTCTGGACGCCGACGGCATTGTACCGGTATTCGATGGGGTCACTTCTGTAGACTTCGTAACGAAGGCGGGCGCAGGTGGCGCTTTGCTGGAGGTGCTGGAATCCCAGCGCGTCAGTTCCGATGAGGAGAACCATATGAACGAGGAGACGATCCGTCAGGCCATCGCCACTGCGGTGACCGAGGCTCTCGCCCCGCTTCTTGAGCTTCTCGCCAAGGACAATCTTCCGGGAGAGCAGCCGGTCGCCCCTGAGGCTCCCGCCGGCGAGGCCCCGGGCGAGGACCCTGAGCGGAAGCCTGAGGAGCCCGCGGACAAGCCCGAGGCCCCTGAGCCGACCCCCGAGCGCAAGCCCGAGGCGCCCGGCGAGAAGACCGACGATAAGCCGCCCGCCGCTTCGGGTGAGAAGAAGCCCAATGACGACGAGGACGAGAAGAAGCGCAAGGCCCGCAAGGAGTCCGCTGCTGAGGCCTTCGTCATCGCCACCCGCCTGCTCGACTCGGGCCTGCCCTCTGTCGCCCAGAAGCGGGTTATCGAGGCCGTCGAGTCCGGCACTGAGCTGAAGGAGGCCATCTCGGCCGAGCAGCACTACCTGACTTCGGTCAAGGCATCCACGGCCGGGGAGATTCGTGAGTCGTCCTCCGAGCCTTACAAGATCAAGAACTTCAAGTGAGGTAAGGAGATCACTATGACTCAGGTAAACACCTTCGGGGCCAAGAAGATTTCTGACGTTCAGATCTTCGAGTACTCCGACACCCTGTCTCTTCCCGTGGACCTGTCGAAGTTCGGCAAGAGTCACATCGGCGATGTCGTCCAGGTCGGTGGCCTGCTCGGTGTCCTCGTGACTGAGATCGCCCCGTCCGCTCAGGACCAGGCCAAGCTCGGTCAGGACCCGCTGTGGAACCCGCTGACTAAGCCGACCTGGGGCAACAACGGCCCCGGCTACGCTTCGGTCCGTATCTCTGGTGGTGTCTTCAAGCTCCAGGTGACCCTGACCGGCGCTGGCGTCGAGCCGGGCGCGTTGATCTACGCAAAGCCCGCTGCCAACGGCAAGATGGAGCTCACCAACGACAAGGCCACCGGTACCGCCGGGCTTGTCGGGTACGCCTATTCTAAGGTTTCCAGTACGGGCACCCAGACGGTTCCCGTCATCCTCGCTCACTGAAAGGAATGATGGGACAAAATGTTCACGTCTTACACTGAGTTCGCCAAGACTCTTGAGTCCGCTATCGGTGGTGACCGGGCGGCCCAGGGCCAGCTGAAGAACGCGATTCTGGAGGCCGATTCCTCTCGCGACCGCGGCACCTTCCGTGAGGCCGTCACCTCGGACATGCTCGCCCCCTGGTTCACCCAGGCTGTGCAGCCCGCCTTCGAGGACGCCTACAAGGACCAGGAGGAGACCTGGAAGGAGTTCGCCAGTGAGGAGTTGCTGAACGACTTCCGCCCGGTTCAGCTCCTGTCGCTCGACCATGACATCGACGCCACCCTCCTGAGGGACAACGGCGGCTTCGTGGCCCCTGCTGGTACTCTGCCGAAGATTCCGGAGCTCACCCCGTACCCGACCTTCGGCTACAAGGCCTCGGGTCGCTGGATCGACACCGCCAAGCATGGTGCTCGCCTCCAGTTCTCGTGGGAGGCCTTCATCAACGACGACTACGGCCTGATCGAGCGGTTCCCCTCAGATGCCGCCAAGCTGGCCGCTCGCACCGTTGATGCCGCCTGCTACGGCGCTCTGTTCTCGCTCGACCCGAGCGCTCCGGGCTTCAACTCTGGTGTGATCTCCGACTCGCTCGGCACCACCCTGAAGGCTCGTGCGGCTGACGGCGTTCTGATCAACAACAACGTTCAGAAGAACGCCCCCTTGTCGTACGACGCCATCAAGGCCGCCATGCAGCAGGTCGCGGAGACCAAGGTCGATGGCCGGTACGTCACCGTCCCGTCCTACGTCCTCCTGGTCCCCCCGGCTCTGGAGAACCTGGCCAACATGGTGGTCAACACCCGCACTGTCGAGCGCGTTGTCGCCGGGCAGAAGGCGGGCGACCAGATGAAGTTCATCGAGGAGAACGGCCTGACCGCCAAGGTCAAGGTTGTCGTCTCCGACCTGGTCGCCATCCTGGGTGGCGCTCAGCAGGGCGGTACCAACTGGGTCCTGGCCCCTGCTGGCGGTCGCACCTCCGCCAAGCGCACCATCGTCCGCACCGCTCTTCGTGGCTACGACAAGCCCGAGCTGCGTGTGAAGAACGCTGGTGGCCTGTACCTGGGCGGCGGCGAGGTTCCTTACACCGCCGGTTCGTTCGACAACGACGACGCTCAGGCTCGTGTCCGCCTCACCACCGGCGCCGGGGTCCTCAACGTTGAGGGGATCGTGGCCAGCACCGGTAAGGGCGCCTGATTCACGCGACATCCCTAATCGCGGTCCCTCGGAACCCCGCTCCTGTCGAAGGGGCGGGGTTCCGCTGTAAACTACTGTAAAAGCGTTGACAGAAGGAGACACCATGGCGTCCCTGGATTACAGCCAGCCGGTCAATCAGGTGCGCCTGCTGATCCCTGACATTGTCAAGTTGGAGGACCCCAAGGACTTGCGGAAGCCGCCGTCCTACATCTTCAGCGACATGGAGCTCTTCGGCTTCCTTGCCATCGAGGGTGGCAACGTCAAGAAGGCCGCCTCCCGTGCCCTCATGGCGATCGCCACATCCGAGACACTGATCCTCAAGGTTATCTCCACAGACAACAAGTCCACTAACGGCGCGACGCTGGGTGCTGAGCTCCGGGCGCAGGCCAAGAGACTGTGGGATGAGGCCAAGGAAGCTGAGGTCGCCGATCTCGGGTTCGACTTCCTGCCCGGTGTCGTCCCTCCGGGGGAGGACTGGGCATGGCACTGAGCGTTCTGCACAACAAGGACCCCCGCTTCGACTCGGGGGCGTACTGGCCTTTGGGCTTGTTCTGCAACTGCCTCGTGGTCGTCACAGAGCCTCCAGGCGCGAAGAGCCACGAGTGGACAGAGGACGGCCCTGTCGATATCTCTCCGAAGGAGCTCTGGAAGGGATACGCGGCGGTTAACCCGAACATCGCCTGGCGTGCCCGCGACCGCAGGTCGGCCTATGACGACACCGCGGTTCACGCCTACTACGTGCACCTGAATCACATCGACAAGAACTTGCTCGTCCCCAAGGAGAAGTGGGGCGACAGGTCGCTGCGGTTCATTCCTGGCTACGGACAGATCGTTCGAGTGATCGAGAACAACTCCGATCCGAGGAATACAGGCCTGCGCCTTGTCGTGCGAAACGCTCCGTCGGATTCCGACTACTGGCAGCCGACCCTGCTGTGCGACATCGATGTTGACGACTCCAAGGGCGGGACGCACTGATGGACCTCGTTCGTGCTGAGTTGAGACGAAAATCCCAGGATTTCAAACAGGTTACGAGCGGGCTTAGCCGGTTCCAGGAGAAGGTCATTACCGATGCGTTTCGTGCTGCCGAGGCCGCTGCGAAGGCCGGGGGCGAGGTCGTCATCAGGACGGTGGACACCTCTGGTGCGGGAATGCCCTACAAGCACGATCCGACTACTGACGCCCGCGTGTGGACCGGGCACATGCGCTCGACGGCCGCCGATGGGCAGGGCTACAGAGTGAGTGTGAGAAATGTCTCCGGTGGGAAGTTCTCCGCCTCTGTCGGATTCACTGACGCCGATGAGAAGTACATCGGCTACCAGGAGGAGGGCACCTCGAGGCTTCGCGGGATGCTCGCCCTCCAGTCCGCACGCACTGCTACCGATCAGGCGATGAAGGAGGCCGGATTCTGATGCTCGAACCCTTCGAGGGTGCAACTGTCGAGAAGTTCGACGAGGCCGCTATGAAGGAGTTGGAGACCCTCAAGGGCGTGAGGATCTTCGACTCGCTCCGCCCCGATGGTGACAACGACGGCAAGGACTACATCGTCTACATGCCCGGCGATGTGACACCTGGTGCCATGAGGAAGTATGGCTCGATCGTCGGTGTGACGCAGTCCGCTGTGATCCACCAGTTCGGGGTGCTCATCTCGTCCGTGTCGCCCAAGGCTCGGAATCATCTGCTCGCTGCCGTCCGTAGGCGGCTGCTGGGATTCCAGATTCCAGGCACGAGTGAGGCCTTCGAGACCGGGGCGCTCAACTCATATGGGAACACGGATAGTACCGTAAGGCCGGTTCGATACACTTCTTACGTCACCTTCCAGGTGACGGTGGACAGGAGTGTGTGATGCCAAAGTACGCGACCGTTGAAGGCGTGGTCTTCGAGTACACCGAGGACTACGCTAATGCGATTAACACCGATGGCCGCTTGACTCGTGTCCCCGACGACACCCCTGTGTCGCCCCGGGAATGCTGCGGGGGCACTGGTTGGATCGTCAACGGCGAGGTTGTTCATCTCGGCGATGGCGCCCCGCACAGCAATTATGTTCCTCGTCATAGGAAGGACGACTGATCATGGCACAGGCTGCCGTTAAGAAGATGATGCCCCCGGGGACCACGATCTGGTGGGTCCCGATCGCGGACGCCCCGACGGTCAAGGATGTCGTCAAGGCCGCGCTCTACAACCCCACCCCGGCTGGTGGTGGTGGTGGTGGTACCCCGACTCCCGCGAAGGCCAAGGACATCTCCTGCGCTGTCGTCTCGGGCTTCACTTTGAACCCGACCGACTCGGAGACGGACGACACCACGACCATCTGCGACTCCGCCGCGTCCAACACCCCGACCCGTGACGCCTACGAGGCCTCCCTCACCTTCCTGCGCGAGGCCCTCGACGAGGCTTCCGGTAAGGGCAACCCGGACTCCCCCGCTTCTGTCGCGTTCGAGCTGTTCAAGAAGGGTGGTGTGTCGGCGAACGTCACCGGCTGGCTGGTGAAGCGCATTGGCTACAAGAACACCACTGTGGCCAAGGCCGGCCAGCTCGTTTCCGCGTTCCTCGTCATGCCCGACAACCCGCGTGACGAGGTCGGTGAGGGCAAGCAGCCCATCCAGATGACCGTCCCCTTCCTTCCTCAGGGCACCATGGTCGTCAACGAGCCCCTCGTCTGATATCGTCGGGTTCAACCTTCCTGGGTCAAAAGCCCCGCTCTCACAAGGAGCGGGGCTTTTGGTATGCTTATCCAGACCGATTGACGAATCGAAAGATTGGATGATTGATGTCTGACGACAAGCTGACTTCTGCTGAGACCGAGGATGAGCTCCTCGACCTCGACGGGCTTCTTGACAATGTGAAGCAGACCCAGCGTGAGGTCACCGTCTACCCGGACGCCACTCTCGCCCAGCGGGCCATGGAGCTTCAGGAGCAGATTCTTGAGGAGCGCCAGTCCACCGAGAAGCCGGTGCGCGCGCTCAACGAGAAGACCCCGGAGGTCAAGCTCACTGAAGTTCTGAAGAAGATGGAGAAGACCGCTATTGTCTTCACCCTCCGTGCCTTGGCTTCTGCCGAGATCTCTGCCATCCGCAACCACATCGTGGCGACTGTTCCGATCAAGAAGAACGCCACCGCCGATGAGACCAACGAGCTTCGTGAGACTCGGCAGCAGATCGCCTACGAGCACTACCTGTCGCACTCCGTGATCGGCATTAAGTCGGGGGGCAAGTCCAAGAAGGGTCTGACCTCCCGCGAGGCCGCTAAGATGCGTCAGCGCCTCCCCGAGGCCGAGTGGGTCAAGCTCATCGAGGGTTTCGACAAGACGCAGGTCGCCACTGCGGCTCTGGAGCAGGTGATGGCTGACCCCACGTTTCGTTGGGCCATCACTGACGAGGAAGAGTAACCAGAAGTTCGTCATCGCCCTGAAGACCGCTTGGCACTCGCACCTTCCGCCCACGCTCTACCTCCCCTCAGTCGGTAGGTACAGCCGATCCGTTCCGGTCTGGGACGAGATCGACAACGACTGGAGGCGTGAACCCCTGCCACAGGACTTCAGGAACGAGCTTGACGTTCGCCTGGAGATGGCCTGGCAGTACTACACTGACTCCTGCTGCCCCAAGTGCGGGACCCCGGTCTGGTACGGACGGACCACCGACAACAGGGTTCAGTTCGACATTCAGGACACTATTTGCTATGGATGCGAAACCCTGGAGAAGGACGAGGCGGACAGGGAGCGCCGCAAGGAGCGGAAGCAGCCCGGTGTGACTAAGATCGCCGTTCCTGTCGGAGTCTCTTACGACGAGACCGGCGAGTTCGAGCCGTTGCCGACTCCATGGGAAGCCATGGCCTCCGTCCCGACCTGACGCGGGGCTATGAAACCCGGATTGATATTCTTGGTGGTATCAATCCGGGTTTTCTATTAAGGGGACGACAGTGGCCGACCAGTCGAAGCTCTCGTACGAGGTTGAACTCGACGCCTCCGGTTTCATCCAGGGCTCCTCTAAAATCCAATCCTCCGCCGCACAGGCCGTGAATGCGGTCGGCGCGATGGGCGCCGCCATGAAGTCGCTCACACAGGCGAGCCGTGGTGGTTCCTGGATGGACAAGAACATCATGTCTTCATCCGACGCGAAGGCGATGTCTACAAATATCCAGGTCTACCAGCAGGCGGCCAAGCTCACCAAGGACCTGACCGCCGCCTCTCAGGCCCTCGGGCGGACTGACGTCTCCTCGACTATCAAGGCCACCACGAGCGCCATCGAGGGAATGTCGCAGGCCCTCAACAACGCCGCCATCGCCGACAGCAAGCAGGTCTCCGCGCTCAAGGAGCAGGTCGCCCTCTACGAGCGCATGGCCCGTGTCGCCAAGCAACTCGGCACCGACATGAGCGGCATGTCGAGGAACTCCGGTATCGACAGTAACCTTGGTGGGCGCTCCAAGACGGAGATCGAGGCTCAGCGCCAACTCAACGAGGTCCGCAAGCAGGCCCGTGAGGCCGCCCTGGAGCAGGCTGTCACCGAGCAGAAGGCCACCGCCGCTACGACCGCGGGCGCCTCCGAGCGTGTCGCCGCGCTTCAGCGCGTCATCGTCGCTGAGCAGCAACTCGCGGAGGTTACCGACAAGGCCTACGCGGCGCAGTACCGCAAGGCGGCGAACCAGTCCGCGATCCAGACCAACCAGGCCGCAGTGGACACCGGCCGTGCTGCTGCGAAGCTGGAGGCCGCTGCCGAACAGGACAGGGCCGCCGCTCTCCGCGCCTCTGTCGCTGCCGCTCACGAGGCCGTCCAGGCGAACACCGCTCACATCCACTCGCTGGAGAACATGCGGTTCGCCTCGCAGGAGGTCCGTAACAACCTGACGGTGCTGGCCGCCGGTGTGACGGCGCTCGCCACCTCTGTTGTCAAGGCCGCAGCCGATCAGGACCGCGCCTTCGCGGACATCGCCCGTACGACCCAGCTGGATCAGACCAGCGGGGCGCTCCAAGCGCTCCGTGACCAGTACCGGCAGATGAGCACGGATATCAGTAAGTCTTTCTCCGAGCTCTCCCAGATCGGCACGCTCGGCGCGCAGATGAACATCCCTGCGGAGAAACTCGGGGACTTCACCCGCGCTGTCGCAGAGTTCTCCATGGTGACCGGTACTACGACTGAGAAGGCCTCTGAGGACTTCGGCCGACTGATCAACACGTTCAGTCAGGCTGGCATGGCGCTGAACGGTGGCGATAAGGCCTATGAGCAGATGGCCTCCCAGGTCGCCGAGCTTGGTGCGAAGGCGGTCGCCACCGAGGATGAGATCCTCACGATGGCAAACAGCATCTCGACCACCACCGTGTCGGCGGGTATCGGACAGGACGCCACTCTCGCCTATGCCACAGCGCTGACCTCTGTCGGTGTGAAGGCTGAGTGGGCTCGTGGTTCGCTCCAGCGCATCTTCGGTAACTTTAACAAGGCTGCCGCCCAGGGCGCTGAGGGCATGGCCGACTTCGCCCAGCAGATGCACATATCCAACGAGGAGGCTCTGGAGCTCTGGAAGAACGACCCTTCGAAGTTCTTCAACCAGCTCATCGAGTCCATCTCCAAGGCCGGAAACGGCGTGGAGATGACCCAGATGCTCTCCGACATTGGCCTGAAGTCCACCCGCGACATCGAGCTCGTGAAGCGTCTCGCGGTGAACTTCGACCTGCTCAAGGAGACCATGGACAACTCCGCTGAGGCCGGGTCGAACACCGGCTTCCTGGAGCAGTCCATGGAGAAGTTGAACGCCACCATGACTGAGACCATCGCGCAGACAAAGAACGCGCTGGAGAACATGATGGCTTCCTTCGGCGAGCCGTTCCTGGCCCCGCTGAAGCTGATCCTAGACGGTGTTCAGGCGCTCGCCAACGCCCTGTCGAGCCTGGGAGAGACTCCGGTCGGCCGGGTCATCGCAGCCTTCGCCGGTGGAGTGACGATCTTCATCGCTCTCCAGACCGGAGCCAAGCTCCTCCAGGCGGGCGTCCTGTCGGTCGCCTCCTCGATGATGCAGGTCCGCAAGAACATGGTTGAGGCGGGCCTCTCGGGGCAGTTGTCCTGGAGCAACATCGCCAAGGCCATCCAGCAGGCCAACGCGGCCCTGTCCGAGCAGCCCGCTCTGTACGCCCGTGTGAAGGCCGCTCAGGCGGAGGTCGCCCAGCAACGCCTCACCGGGAGCACCGCGGGCACATCGGCCATGTCGGCTGGTGCTACGGCCTCTGAGGCTGCTGCTCACAACGCCGCTACGACAGCCATCAAGGCCGAGACCGCTGCTCAGGAGAGCCTGGGTGCAGCGCGCAGTATGGCCTCTTCTGCGGCCTCGGCATCTACTGCTGCCACCCGGACCATGGGCGCAGGAATTTCGGCCGTCTCCGGGGCTATGGCGGCCGCTGGGACCGCCGTGAAGGGCTTCTTCGCCTCTCTCGGCCCGGCTGGCTGGGCCTCCCTGGCCCTGTCGGCTCTGCCCGCTATTGCTGAGGGCTACAACCAGATCGCCAATGCGGAGGAGATCGCCGCTGAGAAAGCTCAGAAGGCTGGGGCGGAGACTCTCTCGGCTCTAGGGGGCGCGGCTGAGGTTCAGAAGGCCGTTCTTACTGATACTCAAGAAATTGCCAATGGTTCGCAGCGTAGCCTTGGGGACCTGATGATCTCTGCGGATGGTGCGGGATCCTCCTACAAGAGCGCCGCGGAGAAGTCCTACTACTTCGTGAATGCCCAGGGCGAGATTGTTCGGGCCACGCGTGAGGTCGCTCAGCAGATGGGCTACACCACGCTTCAGATCGGTAAGAACACGGCGGAGCTCATCCGTAACGCGATCGCCGGGTCCGAGGGCTTCAAGAAGCTCACGGGAGAGCAGCTGAATGCCCTGAAGAACGTCGGTTTCGACTGGGGCGAGTATGCCAGAAAGGCTGCGACGGAGGGCCAGGAGTCGGCGAACGCTTATGTTCAGGGCTTCATCGATCAGCTCAACAAGAAGAAGTCCGAGTTGTCGGGCTCCAACGCGCCCACCCTCATGGACCCGAACTCGCAGGCGGTCAAGGGCAAGCACATTGACACCATTAACAACGAGACCGATGCGATCAACAATCAGATCAATGCTCTGAAAGGTCTCCAAGACGCCAATGGCAACGTCGGTGCTGCGGTTCAACAAGCTATTGGCTCGCACGATGCCCAGCAGCAGATTCTCAAGGGTCTGGGCCTGTCGGCAGATGAAGCTAATGGCGCCCTCGAAGGGATGAACGGCACTGCGGATAGTAACGCTAGCGCTGCTGACAAGGCCTCGGAGGCCTGGGACAAGTGGAAGTCTGCTGTGGACTCGGCGATCGACAGGGCCTTCGGGTTCGAGAACGCCGAGGCCGCCATGTTCGACGCCCTGGACAAGTTCAACCAAGGCCTCCAGGACAACGGCAATGTGATCAACACCACGACTGAGGGTGGTAGGCAGAACCTCCAGAACCTCCAGACCTACCTGAAGGCCGTAGCAGAGAACGCCATGCAGGTCGCTCAGAACCTGGGCCTGACTGGTGCGGAGGCTCAGAAGTACGTTCAGGAGTACGTGCAGGCCGCCATCGACCAGCTCGGCCAGCAGGGCATCGACACTTCGCAGGTCCAGCAGGCCATGAACAATGTCGGAGCCATGCTCGGCCAGACGATGCCCGGCCCTCAGGTGGACAACACCCCAACGCAGCAAGGTGTTGACCAGGCTCAGCAGATCGCCCAACAGGGTGTTGGGGCCGTTGCTGGTACGACAGGTCAGACAGTTCCCGGTATCGAGATCGACCCTTCCGCCACCCTGTCGAGTGTTCAGGAGCAGCTTGGCATCAGCGAGCAGGGGATGTCGGACATCTACAACGTCTTCAACCAGACGATCCCCGGCGCGAACATCGACGGCTCGACGACGTTCTCCGACCTCCAGAAGATGCTGAGCGCCTCCGACCAGGACATGGGCGTTCTCTGGCAGATCATCTCCAAGAACATCAACGGTCCCGGAGTCAACTACAACGGGCTCAAGATTGATCTGAAGAACATGAAAGTCGAGACTGACTCCGTTGTCGGGCAGATCATTCAGCGCCTGTCGCTCGCCAAGGCGATGCTCGCGGGAGCCAAGACCGGAGCGGCTGTTGGACAGATCGGTGGCCAGCTCAAGAAGGGCAAGGGCCGTGGGCGAGGGGCTGGGAGCGCCGCTGCTGCCTTCCAGTCCGCTATGGGTCGTTACCAGCCGACGCCTCGCAAGTCCCGTGGCGGTGGTGGAGGCGGTGGCGGTGGCGGTGGTCACACGCCCCGCTCGCACACGCCGCGCAGGTCCTCCACGCCCAGGTCTCATACTCCTAGGTCTCACACGCCTAGGTCCTCTTCGCCCTCTGGTGGTTCCTCCAAGGCGAAGCAGAAGGAGAAGTCACCTGCTGAGCTCTTCAAGGACTTCCTGTCGCGCCTCTCCACCGCGATGAAGGAGAGCATGGAAAAATGGTGGAAGTCCCGTTCTGCGAAGGACAACTATCATTCGCAGCTCAACACGATGAGGAAGAAGATCGAGGACGCCCGTAAGACCATTGCGGATGCCAAGAAGTCGATCGAGGACCTCAATACAACCCTGTCGGAGCAGCAACAGGAGCTTCGTGACGCTAAGTACTTCAACGAGATCGCGAAGAAGTACGGCGACAAGGAGCGCATTCAGTCCACTCAGACTGATATCGACAAAGCGAACAAGAACATCAACGACACCAAGTCTCAGATCGCCGACAAGGAGAAGGAGATCGCGGAGGCCCAGAAGGGCATGTTCGCTCTTCAGGGCTACACGCAGGCCGCCATCGAGAACAGGGCTGCACTGAAGCAGTTGCAGTCCACCATGATGGAGATGATCGAGGCCTATGCCGCCACAGGCGCCTCGAACGAGCAGGTCGCGGCCTACGCGCGCCAGCTCAAGGAGGAGTTCATCAACCAGGCGGTTCAGATGGGCTTCAACCGCAGTGAGGTCACCGAGTTGGCCGGCGGGTTCGACAGCTTGGCGTCTACGATTCAGAGCGTTCCCCGTTCTGTCGAGGAGAACGTTACCGACAACGGCACTGCTGCTGCGACTCAGCAGGCTATCGAGGATGTCGCCAACGGCGACTACGGTCCGGCGGAGATTCCGACCGAGCTCGATGAGCCTTCCGCGGCTGCCACAGGTGGGGCCCTCGACGACATGGCCGAGCCCCGCGAGGCGGAGTACCACCCCGACGTTGACCGCGACGCTCGTGGAATGGTTCTCAACCAGCTCGACCAGATCAAGAACGGTGAGAACGCCAATGCTGAGGGCCGGCCCACGATGTTCGTCCCCAAGGTTGACGAGCAGGGTGCAGCTCGACTCAACACGAGGATGAATGAGCTGGCTTATGACATCTATGTCAAGTACGTTCCGAAGGCCTCTCAGGAGGAGTACGACGCAACCAAGAACTACCTGGAGGAGCTCGGTAAGGACGAGAACAAACAGTACCTCCCTGAGTTGAACGCCGAGGCATTCGGTCTCACCCAGGAGGAACTGGATGCGATGGCTGAGCCTCGTGACGCCAACTACAACTCTGACGTCGATGATGCCACTTATGAGGCGGCCAAGGCGAAGCTCGACGAGAACGCCGACGATCGTCCGGCTATCTTCAACCCGGACGTCAACGAGGGCGATAACCAGCAGACCAAGGAGGAGCTCGACGAGACTGGTGAGCCTCGGGAGGCCGAGTACAAGCCAGACGTCAACGAGGGCGACAAGAACAACACTGACAAGGAGCTCGACGAGACTGCTGAGGATCGTGACGCGGAGTACGAGCCCAAGACGAACGACAGCAAGAAGCTTTCCGTCAATGAGGCTCTGAACAAGGTCGCTGAGAACAGGAAGGCTAACTTCGAAGCGAAGAAGGACGAGGGTTCCTACTGGGGCGTCATGCAGTCCTTCTCCCAGCTGGCCGCCACGCGTACGGTCCAGTTCGTCGCGCAGCAGGTCGGCTCGGCTTGGAACACAGTCAAGTCCTGGTTCCACAATGGCGGTCAGATTCCGGCCTATGCCAACGGCGGTCCGATCCGGTCCCGTGTCGGGATCGCTCTGGGTGCTCCGATCGCCGGGTTCGCCGGGGGAGGTCCTGCTGGCGGAATGATTCCCGGGAACCCGGGTGGGAACTACCACACAGACAACCTGCTCGCGATGAACCCGACAGGGTCTCTGTTCGCGGTCCGCAGCGGAGAGTACGTCATCAACAGAAGTGCTGTGGAGACTTATGGCTCCGGGATGTTCGACGCGATCAACGCCAGGCGCTACGCCCCGTCCGTGTCGTACTCCGGAGGCGGGATTCCGCGTGGCGGAGTGGACCTCTCCTCTCGGACCATCGCGGCGCTTGCCCGGTCCATGTCGAGCATGATTACACTCGATGGGCGCGTGATCTCCAACTCCGTCAACGGATACAATGCAGTTAACGGACAGAGGGGGTCGTACTGATGGCAGTCCTAGACAACCGATGCGTAATCGGAGTCGGGAACAAGAATCTCATTCTCCCGGCTCCGATCAAGGACGCCGCTATTCAGGCGACGTCCTGGGGACAGGTCACCCAACTCGTCAACGGGGCGAATGGCATGACACCGTCTCGGTATGCCGCGAAGGCGTACAAGCTCGCCTGGAACGTCATGGCCCCAGCGGACTACGTGGCTCTCATGGACCTGATCTCGACCGCGGGCTCGAACCCCGTTCGGTACGTGGACTGCTTGAATAGGCCGGACCTCAATGTCCTGTCGCCCTTCCTGGGGAAGCCATTCCTTCTGGTGGATACCCTGTCGCCCATCGCCTTCGCGAAGGACGGCACGGTGCTCGCCCAGATGGACACAAGGTCTGGCGATGGGCCGGAGTTCGCACTGCGAATGACAGGTAAGGCCACGACGGCCCCGGCCTCCTACACGGAGACCATATTGATCCCCCCTGGCTACACCTTCTACGTGCAGACCGTCGGAGACGACACACAGAAGTTCGTGTTCAAGGACGGCTCTCCACTGGCTCCGTACGAGACGAAGATCGTGCCGAACGACACGGACACGGTGCAGCGTGCGACTATCGCGATCAAGCCCGCAGAAGCCAACGGATCAGGTCTTCTGCATTGGATCCGTGGAGTGCTCGATGCCGGGTCCGGCTACTCGGACCTCGACCCCTTCGCCCCATGGTCGCTGTTCAGCAACCCGGAGATGAGCCCCGGAGGTGTGCTGATCGGTGAGGGCACGAGCGAGCGCGCCCCTGTCGGCAATGCTCGGTTGCTGAATGTTCGGGATCACTACATCCCCGAGGAGTACTACTCGGCCCTGAAGGGTGGGGACAGGATCGACATCGAGGTGAAGGCCAAGGTCCTCAAAGGTTCGAAGGCTTTCAAGGGTGGTGTGAGATATCTCAAGGCGAACGGGACGTCAGGGCTCACCGATGTCGGTCTTCAGAAACGATCTGAGCTCGGCGATGGCTGGGCCCAGTGGTCCGGTGGTTGGACGGTGCCGACGGACGCCGTGAAGGCTGGGCCGTGGCTGCACATCGACCAGGACGCCTGGACTCCGGATACCCAGATTCTCATCTGCGACCTGCATGTGAAGAACACGTCCTACCAGCAGCGTCTCGGCGCGGGTCCGGACATCACGTCCTACGCCCCTCCGATGGGGTTCACGACGATGATGGTCGATCCGGGCTCGATCCAGGTCGAGTCCAATAAGCGGTTTCACAAGGTTGAGTTCTCGGTGAAGGAGGTCTGGCCGTGGCTGTGAGATTCACCGGAGTTGACAACTCCACGGTCTCCTCCTGGTCCGTTGCGGAGGACGCCACCTCGCTCGACAGGGGCGCCTCGGACTCCGGGGTCCCCCAGTTGCAGGTGCAGGGCATCGGTTACCAGCCGGGCCTCATGTCGATGCTCGGACAGAGCATGACTGTGGTCTCGAACGAGTTCGGTGCGACCGAGTTCCGCATCACCGACATCGAGGGTACTGAATCGGGCTGGACCCTCACTGGTGGCTCGCCTCTGTCGGCACTCGTCCAGGCGGGCACCATCCCCAGCATGACGGGCCAGCCGTTCGAGGTCATCATCGAGATGTTCTTCAATGCCGTCGGGATCAAGCGTTCGCAGTACACGCTGGAGATCGACAAGGCGTTGCTGAAGGAACGGTACGACGTCCCCGCTCAGCGTGTCGTCGTGTGGCAGGCCATGAAGCAGTGGCTTAGCGCCAATGAGATCGACATGTCGTGGGAGGTCGGCAGGCTCCGGTTCCAGCCACTCCGCAACCGGATCATGTACGTCAATGATGTGACCTCGGGCTACAACCTCACGATGAGTTCTTCGCAGAAGGTGAAGAACATCGACGTGAATATCTACCATCGTATGGCGTTCCGACACGATGTGATCTGGCCCCCGAAGCCGTTGCTCTACCCAGATGCCAAGACGACATTTGGTCAGACCGACACACCTGTTATCACGGTGAACGCCGGTGAGCAGACGGTGACCACACTCCAGCTCCCCTGCGAGGTGTCGTCCGTGCGCCAGCCTCGCCAGGTCATGGCGATCCCTGTTGTCAACAAGGCCCCACTGGTGGACAACCAGAACACACCTAACGGTATCTACATGGTCGTCGGTAAGGACAACAAGGCGATCACCCCTGCTCAGTGGCAGGACATGGGCGGGGGCCTTGAGGTGCGCCTCAACAAGGACAAGCGCTCTGTCGATGTCATCGTCACCGGGATGCTGTTCGAGGAGCTCAGCCCTTTCCGCATTTGCGAGTCCGATGGAAAGACCGATTACAACGGCTTGTTCCTGCTCGGGGAGAATGGCACCTACGTTGATATCGAGACCATCCCCTTTCACACCGGCACGCCTGGGACGGACGAAGAGCAAACGATCGACAACCAGTGCATTACCACGCGCACCCAGGCTTACCACGCTGCTCAGTGGACCGCGGATCAGTACAGCGGGCACTCCTTGAACGCGACCTGGCAGGGCATCAACCCGCTCCGGGACACTGAGCCCAACGAGGAGCGCCAGGTCTTCGGTCGCCTTGCGGGGGTCCGGTACAAGCAGGACGGGCACTGGTGGCGCGTATCGAATGCATCCCTGTCGGATAATAATGCTCAGCTGACCGCTTCAAGGGACACGACACTGGGAGACGTTCAGCGCGTCTACCCGAAGGTTCGAATGCTTTCTGGGGGCGGTCGGACTCTCAGGGAGATCAGCGACAAGGGGATTCTATGAGCCGGGACTACGAGGGGCACCTGTACCCTGCACCGAACGTTTCGAAGCAGACGCAGTCCTGGACCTGCGCGATCGAGCGCAAGATCAATCGGCTGGAGCAGCGCACAGGGGATGCCGTCGCCACTGCGAACAACGCGGCCAATCGTTGGGCGCCCATGGCCGGCGAATTGGCCAAGATGCGTGATCGTCTCGACGACACGGAGGCGATCGAGCGTGTGTCGCGCCTGGCTCAGGACGCGGTGACCTGGTCCACTCGTCCGCCGGTGAACCGTACGCCTGGCGTGCAGAAGGAGAAGCCTGACTACCCACTCCATCCCAATGCGGTCTGGTACGTCTATGTTGGTGACAAGAATAACGTCACCGAGATCTGGCGCTGGGAACAGGCCTCCATGAAGCGCGTTGGCGACAAGGCCGAGAACTTCAAGCTCGACATGGCTGGGCGGTGGGTCAGGCAGACCTATGGCACGGGCACGCTGGGCGAGGGCGCCGTTGATCTGAAGAACCTCTCCAAGTCCCTGTCGGACAATCTGGAAGAGGCCCACAACGGTGTCGTCCAGCTTCAGAAGCGCGCCGATGAGGCCGACAAGAAGTACGACAAGACCAAGGCCGATCTTGAGAAGCAGATCAAGGACATCAAGGAGAAGGCTGGTAGCGATGGCCGTGTGATCGTCTCCCCCAATGAGCCCGCTGGAGCCGACCGTGTCGAGGGCAACCTGTGGATCAACACAGCGGATGGGAAGAACCGCCCGTACCGCTACGACAAGACCACGGACAAGTGGGTCGAGATCAAGGACTCGGACGTCGTCGAGGCCGCGCAGAAGGCTGCCCAGGCGCAGACCGAGGCGAGCAAGGCTCTGAAGATCGCCCAGGACATCGAGGATATGGCAACTGCGGCCAAGCTCGCCGCAGAGAACGCTCAGAAGAGTGCGGACGGTAAGAACACCATCTTCTACACGCCTGAGAAGCCGACGCTTCAAGGTCGTAAGCAGGGCGATCTGTGGTTCGATACGGATGATGGTTACAGGATGTATTCCTATGACCAGTCCCGTCAAGACTTCGTGGACGTCACACCCAAGACCTCCATGTCGGATGAAGACAGGGCTGCCCTTGAGCGCCTCCGCTCAGGGACTTCGGACATTCTGGACGCCACATTCCCTGTCGCCTGGACCACGGCCGCGACGCCATCGAACTGGCGGATCGAGACCAACTACCCGGGGCGCTACCACTGGGTTGGCGGTGACACGTCCGGCGGGGCCCGGCGTCTGCTGATCCTTCCACCGAAGGTGAAGCGCGCCACGAAGAACGACACGTACACGTTTGCGTTCTCGCTGAGGAACGAGTCCTCTCAGACTGCTCAGTTCCAGGTGGGTTTCGACTTCTACTCCGACAACGCGTGGAAGCGCAATGTTAACCCGAGCCCGAACATCTTCGTTGTTCCCCCGGACGGGCAGCCGCACGTCTTTAAGACGACCATCATCGTGGCTTACGATCCCAACAATCGGGAGAACGTAGTCGTCCCTTGGATCGATGGCCTGTCGTCACTGGCGAACAACGTGTGGCTCATGGGCGTCGAGATGACGAACAACGACAACCTCCAAGCACGTCTCGCTCAGGCCAGCCAGGGCGTCGCTGATACGTTCAAGCGTATTGAGGGGCAGGTTCTCACGTCGCCCTACCCGCCTTCGAAGGGCATCGTTAATACTTCTGTATGGATGTCCCCCGACGGTAAACTGTTCCGCATGAGGAAGGCCGGAAAGGAAGACTGATGCCTTACGATCGGAACGCGAACTGGGTTGATGGCGAAGGCGCGCAGGCCACTCCCATTACCGCCGTTAAACTTAACAAAGTCGAGGATGGTCTCGTCGCGGCGTCCAAGAATGCGGACACCGCGGTAGCCAAGGTCACTGAGAACAAGGCCGCGATCGACAAGGCGCAGAAGGCCGCTGATGACGTTACGAAGACGGAGGCCCAGCACTGGCAGCAGGCTAACAACCTCTTCGCCACCACCACCGCGCTCAAGGCCCTCGAGCAACGCCTCGATGAGCTCAAGGCCGCAACGGAGCTCGGCAAGATCATCGACGGGATCAAACAGTTCTACGTGGGGCGCATGGACTCCGGCCCCCTGGTTCCTGTCGGTGCCATTCTCGCGTGGGCCGGTGTCACGGCTCCGGACAACTTCGCCTTCTGCGACGGACGGCAGATGGATCGCACGACGTACCCCCAGTTGTACTCGGTGATCCAGAACATCTACGGAGCCTCAGGCCACTTCTTCAAGCTCCCTGACCTCAAGGGTCGTGTCATTGTCACCAGGGACCAGGGCAACGCGCAGTTCGTCAACCTCAACGACCTCGGGGGAGAGTCCCAGCACACCCTGTCCCTTGATGAGATGCCGCGTCACAGTCACGACATCGGTAACCCGAACGTCGCTAACTGGCGCGACATGGGCATCTGGGGATCGAATGTATCCAGTGGTAACCAGTGGAACATCGCCTCGGGCTCCTCCGAAGGCTCTCTCGGTAAGCTCACAGCCTCCGACACCGGCGGGAGCCGTCCGCACAACAACATGCCCCCGTACATCGTGCTGAACTACATCATCAGGATCAAGTGATCCTATGGGTTCGTACGAGTACATAACGTGGCCCGGAGATAAGACGACTCCGGGTCCTGATCTGTTCCCGGGCTGGAGTCCCACCGCGCACAACTCGAAGGTCGTGCACGGGATGAACGGCGCGGAGTGGGTCGAGGTCGATAGGAACCAGGACCCCGAGGCCTACAACATTGCGGCCCACGCGGATCAGACCCGCAACGACATCCTCGCCATGGTCCGACAGGACGGGGGCCGTGTCTTCTACTACGACGGCTCGGGCTACCCGCCCCTCCGCGGCTACAACCCCGGGGACACCGCCCGTGGTCGTGAAAAGACGACGGGCTCCATCCTTGTCGAATACAGGTGGAACGGCTTGGAGTGGATCCAGCAGCGCCTCACCGACGGTATGATCTCCTCCCTCGATGTCGGTAAGCTCACGGCCGGCACGGCCAACATCCAGAAGGTCGTCGCCGACACCATCTGGGCCGGGATCATTCAGGCGAAGTCCATTGTCGCTAATAAGATCACCGGTGATCTCATCGAGGCGAACACGATCCGAGGGGATCACATCGCGGCGAACTCGATCTCGGCCGAGAAGTTGCAGACGGGCTCCATCACAGCGGAGTCCGGCATCATCAAGAGCCTCGACGCAGGGAAGATCACCACGGGGTTCATCAACGGTCAGCGCATCGCCGCCCGTTCCATCACTGCTGCTCAGCTCGCAGCCGGATCGATCACAGCCGACAGTGCGGTTATCGACTCCATCAGCGCGTCGAAGATCACTACGGGCACCTTGAAGGCGTCCTTGTTCGACGCCGACACGCTGCGAGGCCAGACCTTCATTGGTGGACGGTTTATCGGTGGGGACTTTCTTCTCGACCCGGAGACCTCGCGACAGGACATGCGGTTCGGGCGTTCCAAGGCCGTGCCCTTCAAGAATGAGTCTCAGGAGTTCACGCGCGAGGTCATCGGCATCACCGCGTTCAGCCCCACCACGGAGCAACCCATCCTCGCCCTGGGCGTCATCGGTAACGACGATCCCGCGCTAACCCTGTACGGTCGGCAGTTCACCGACGGGACCCGCTACTTCTCTCAGCTCAGCCCGGGTCAGTTGTACCTGGGTGGGGTCAACGCTGTTGGAAACCCGACCTGGTCCTACATCCGGCAGTCGGGACAGGACCTGGCCATCTCCACACGACAGGAGAACGTCAACACACCCCTGTCGAACCTGCTGATGTCGCCCACTCACTTCTACGCTGCGGGTAACTACAGAGGCTCGACCCCGAAATGGATGTTCCACCTGACCACAGGAGGCCGCCGTTCTGACATCCTCTGCGACGGTGATCTTCATATCCACGCCTCCGCTGGGTACTCGGTGTACATTGATTCGTATATTCGATCCCGGTTCCCGATCACCCAGAACGACTGGGGCGCAGGAGGCAACGAGGATAACGTCTTCCGGAAGACCACGATCCGCGGTGACCTCCACGCTACCGGCCGCATCAGCGCGGATAAGGGGAAGAGCTTCGTCATTCGTCACCCGACGAAGGACGACCACATCCTGGTTTATACCTGCACCGAATCGCCCTACAACGGGATCGAGTACTGGGACAACGCCACAATCCCCGAGAGTGGGGAGATGACCGTCGAGCTCCCCAAGTACTTTGACAAGCTGCATGACGAGGAGGTTCCGACGTCGGTATTCACCTCGAACGGCGTGAAGGTTCTCGGCCCTGTCGAAGGCGGCAAATTCAGGGTCTCAGGCGAGGCAGGTACCTGGTTCTCCTGGCAGGTCAAGGCTGCTCGAAGGATACCCTGGACGTCTAAGATGGACGCAGAATGCACTGAAGAGGATGCCATCAATAAGTACGACTTCTCGGAGAGAATCATAGAAGGGTTGCCAAGGTGGGAGCAATAGACAGCAACGGAGTCTACAAGTACTCCTCCGAGGACACGGTCAACACCTGGGAGAACTTCCTCAACCTGGGTATGAACTCCGTGTCGAACGCCATTCAGAACCTCCGGTACAACGGGGTCTACTGTGTGACCAACATCCAGGGAGCTACGACCAAGCGTATGGAGCTGGAACGCACAGGCCTCAAGCCGACAGGGGACAACCCGTTCCTCTTCTACCTGAAGAACAATGGCAAGTTCATCACCTGGGATGGCGCCGCCTGGAAGATGAACGGCGACTCCATCGCCTCCTGGATGGTGAACGGCAACGAGACCTTCACTCCGGCGACGCCCTGCTACGGGAAGATTCTGTGGGGTCAGCAGGGCGAGGAGTCGAAGTTCCGACAGGAGATGGGTGTCTCCGTTCTGAGGATCACCGAGTGGTCCTACTACGGGAACGACCAGACTACGGACTCCGCCTTCGCCTACCTGCCGCTGAAGAACACTTACACTGGCGTTGCGGTGACCCTGATTACCAACGGTAACGCGGAGGAGTGGCCAGGCGCCTTCTCGGCCGACAACAACAACTGGCATCAGTTCGCCGAGAAGGATGGCACGATCAAGCGGATCAGGATCATCGTTCCCCGCGGCATTGTCGGTCACCTCATCACGACAAACTACGTCATCTACGGGTGGATCAAATGAGACAGTTTATCCCCACGACTCCATACGTCCAAGAGCCTCCGTGGCAACGATACCTCGACAGGGCCTCACGTGCCCTGTCGTACGGATCTCTATCAGCCTACGCCCTCACGCGCCTAAGTGGTCCTCGTCACTTCATGGATATTCCTGAACTCGCGCTGCACTACCATTGGTTCCTCTTCCTGGGTATTTTCGTCACATCTTTGTGTGCTACTGTCTTCGTGCTGCGCCGGCAATCGCAGTTCGAATACATAGCGCTGTTGCCCCTGCTCGGGTTCATGGCAGCCAGCGGTATCATAGCCCTGAACGGCCCTACGTCCCGACCGCATGCTCTGCTGCTGTGGGCGCTGTGGTTCTTCCTGGCAGCGCGATGGAACGTCCTTCACTCCGCCATCAAGCACGCCCGTTTTGTTCAGGACATGAAGGACAGTGTCGAGCAGGGGGTTTGATATGAGCGCTACTGTGGCTTCTGTGGTGGCGCTTGTTACAGCACTTCTTGCCGCTGTGCCGCCGATACTGAAGACCTTCGCCGACAGGAAGCGGGGCATCAAGGAAGCGGAGGTGCAGGAGGCCAAGCAAAGCACCCAGCAATGGCAGGCTATGATCGCCTCCCAGGAACTCATCATCGACTCCTACAAGGAGGAAAATGAGAGGCTTCGCAAGATCCTCAAGGGGTACGAGAACAACTGAGTACCGAAGAACCCCCTAGCGGCAACTAGGGGGTTCTTCGTGCAAACTAGCAAGATGTCAACACGATTCAACGGCCTGACGAGTTCAGTGTATCAGCGTTCGATGGCTTTGTCCAGGTACCACCTCGCCTTCTCAAGATCCTGCTTCTGGTCGTCCTTGCGTCCTGCCCGGAGCAGGTACTTGCCAACCTGCCACAGAAGCGGGTCCTTGTCGAAGGCGGCCATGAGCACATGGAAGACCTCGACATCACCGACGTTCTCGACCCGCTCGGCCAGCGCGTTACCCAACCAAGCGTAGTGCTCCGGGGCGTTCACGACGTCCGGCTTCTCCTCATCCTCGACAGGAGCCATCTGCACCAACGGCATCCGGGCGTAGCCAAGACCTTGGCATACCTGCATGTGCTCGTTAATACGCAGGTAATCGTCGATCTGCAAACCATTACGTCGAGCATCCCAGGTTCCGATGTAGTCGTAGTCCGGCCCCATGCAGCCCTCGATCGGGTAGACGCTCGGCTCGACAACGGCGAACTGAATCTCGTAGATCTGGGCGATCATCACGTAGATGTCGTGCGCAGAGGTACAGCGCGTCTTGCGGGCGAACGTGTAACCATTGTGTTGGACGCAACCAACGAGGTTGAAGTTATTGTAGTGCAGTGCGACTATGCAGGGTGTGCCATGAGCGCAGAAGTCGTAACGGTACATGAACGGCTTGCCGTCAATGTCCTCGTGCTCCTGACCTGCATTCACTCCGAACTTCTGATCACAAATCTCGCGGAACTTATCAATCAGCGTTGACATGACGGCCTCCCATCCGTGCGGCCAGACTGGCGTCGTGGCAGGTCTTGATCGAGTAGTAGTAGAAGTGGCGTGCTGCGTCCCGTACATCGTCAGCGTCCGGGCATCCAACCGCCTTGCCTGTGGGCCAGAAGCCCAGTGCCTTGAGCGCCTTGTCGGGGATGACGCCCTTGGCCTGACCAGGGGTCTGCCAAATGATCCGAACACTCGGGTTCCAGGCCTTGGCACAGTACGACAGGGCGCTGTTGACCTTGAGGGTGGTGAGGTCCGCGCGGAACTTGTTATTGGGCCGCAGATCGAACTGCTCGATGACGAGGGTGGTCGGCTCGCTGGTGAGCTTGGTGAGGAGCTCGGTGACCGTCTCTTCCCAGTGCTCGCTGCGGAACTGGCCGAAGTCGAGAATCTCAGAGCCCTCGTCATACGGGTTGCTGGGCTGCTGACCCAGGACCCAGCCCGTTGAGACTCCAGCATCGACAGCTAGAATGCGCTCACTCATCGGTCTCCTCCTTTCCGGTCACCTTGTTCACCGATGTGTATCGGGTGCTGTACGTGTGGAATTGGACGTTGACCTCGGGGAACTCCCAAGTCACCTTGCACAGCCCTTTGTCGTTGGGCGGCTCGATGTCGATGAGAGTGGCCGCCAGTTCGACGGGCATGAGTACCTTCTCGCCAATCTTGAGCGAGCCGAGGGCCTGCGGTTGTGTCTTGAACTTCATCGGTTCTCCTTCTTGTGTTTGTTGATCCATTGTGAGATCGCGGCGGATGCGGGGGGTACGGGTTGCCAGATGGCCCACAGTCGGCAGGCGTCCGCGACGACCTGGTCGCGCCCGGCATCGGTGGTGGCGTGGTTGTAGTTGTCCTCCAGGACGGCGATGAAGCGGTCCACAGCGAATGGGAGATGCATCAGAGGTGCTCCGTCTCGAAGGTGGCGTCCAGGTCCTTGTCGGAGTAGAACTCGACGTTCTTGTCAGGCCAGATCACCATCCACTGTCCGTAGAAGAACTCGGGGTCGCGGAGACTGACACCGTAGCGGCGGGCGACAGTGCGGGCTGCCTCGATGGAGCGCTTCTCAATCTTGATGGCCCAGCAGGTTCGCGGGCGCGGACGAACGAAACGCTCGACCAGTGTGTCGTCAGGATGTGCGGGGTAGTTCATGGTCAGTCCTTCCGGTATCTCTGTGTTGTGTAACCGGCCGCTTCGACCGGCAGTCCCTCTGCCCAGTCCGGTAGATCGCACATAAGCGAGGATAGTCTCTCTACGGTCAATCCGCCAGTAGTCTCTGTAACGATCTCATCATGAACATGTGTGACTGTGCGGAATCCGGTGCGCTCCACGTTGACGAGTGCGTGGGTGAGCAAGTCTCGACCAATGGCCTGGATGATGTTCTCGACCTGTGTGGGTCCGCCGACGATGCGGCGCTGCGTCCCGTTGCCGACGACAGCGTCACAGACCCACGCCCTGCGGCGGTAGGGCAACGGCTTTCCGTTTCGGTCCTTGGGCTGCACGTACTCGCGTTTGCAGTTGTGGTAGACGAGTGCCCTGCCTGATGGGAGCCAGACGTAGCGGTCGTTGCCCACGATCTCGACATCCACGGGGATTCTCCTCGAAGCAGGGCCGCCCTTGTCGAAGGCGGTGTGGACCTGCTTCCACCATGACACGATGTGGGGGTGAGCGACTCGCCAGATTTCGACCAGAGAGGTGAGGCCCTCCCAGATCACCTCGTCTGGCGTGCCCTTGGGGTAGATCTTCGCACCTCCGAGGTTGAGCAGCGCTCCGGCTCCTCCGCCGAAACCACATCCCAATGTTGCTGCCTTCCCGCGCTGTCGATCGAACCCAGCCTTCTCACCACCCATACGTTCTGCGGTAGCGACGTAGATGTCCTCGCCGCTACGGAAGGACTCCAGCACACTGTCCTCGCCGGCGGCCCAGGCGGTGAGGCGAGCCTCAATAGCGCTGTAGTCCGACACGGTGAAGGGCCCCACGAGTAGAGGACGCACGAGCTTCTTGAGGTCCTCCGAGCCCACGTGCACACCAGCCAGCAACTTGTCGATCGCCGCCTGCTCAGCCTCCGTGTCGTGCTCACCTTCGGCGTCCGTGAAGTGGTCACGAGGTAGATTGTGCGGGCTCAATGTAACACCCGTCATACGACCGGTGTTAGCATTGCTGTACTTGATCGTCCCACGCAACCGACCGTCAGAATTCGTCGAGCCTTGAGCGATGACGTACTTGGTCGCTGCCGACAGGGCAGCCAACTGCTTGCGCTCCACGGCCTCACGAACCTCGTCCGGGAGGCCGTCGCGTTCCAGGAGCTCGGCGACATGGGCCTTGTCGATGGACTCCATCTCAAAGCCCTGAGCGGCGAGCCAGCCCTTGAACTGCTGAACGCTGTTCGGGTTATCAAGCCCGGTGATCTCCTTGACCCGCGCCAAGTCCTTCTTCTTGTTGGTCTCGTATTGACGGTGGGCGGCGCCGGCCAACGCGGTGTCAATCTTGATGCCCCTGTCGTTGATTCGCGTGGCGGTAATCCAAGCCTCGTACTCCTCTGCGGATGGGAACCCCTTGCCGAGCCTGTAGATGTTGTCCCGCATGGAAATGACATCCTGTCGGTTGTACTCGACATAGGCGTCCCAGTCCGCGGGGCGCTCCTCGGGCAGCGTCCTCCTGCCCTTACGATTGGGCACGGAGAACATGTTGATAAGCCGTCCGCCAGCCTCATCCTTGGCCTCGCCGCCCACGACCTTGCAGAATCCCTTCAGAGATCGTGGATAGCCCCACAGCGAGGCGAGTACAGCCGTGTCAATGTACTCCTCAGGATCGATGTACGTACCGACAGGGAGACCCTTCAGCGCGCTGAAGTTGATCCGCTCGAAGTCGCTGTTGTGCGCGATCTTCTTCACCGCGGGATCGAACAGCCCGGGGATTGCTTTGATCTCCTCGTGTCCGTAGGCGGTGTGAATCTCGCCTTGGCCGATGCACCACGAGCAGATAAGAATCATCCAGTGTTCATCCTCGACATATCGATAGACAGTGTTCTTCTTCAGATCGACAGTCGAGTAGGTCTCGATGTCCAGGTGGAGCTCGGTCCCGTCGAAGATGTCCTCGAACCCGTAGGAGTTCTGCGATCGACCTTCAGTCCTCGCCGCCCTGTCGAGCTGGTCGAGCGCCCATGTTCCCGGAGCACCAAAGGCCCCAACAGTGAACCTGTTGCCTGGCGTGGCTCGATCGGTGACCTCAATCGGGCCCTCGATGCCTGCGTCCTTCTTGGCCTGTTGGAGAGCAACGAACTGCTCGCCCGTCAGGTCGTTGACGTCTGGTACCAGTATCTGCACGACTCTCTCCTCATTGGTCGGTACATATGTATAGTACACAGAAAGAACCCCAGGCCGCAACCTGGGGTTCTCACGAGTCAGTCTCGTTGCTTGAGTGAGACCATCCTGACCTTCTTCCCTGCATTATCCCGCATGACCGGTACGTCGAGCCGACCCATGCGAGCCCCGGCATCGACGATCTCATCAGCCCGTCGAGTGTTGTCGATCCGGCGCAAGAGGTGACCCAGCACCGCGTCACGGGTCGCGGTCTTGTTGGGCTGGGCTGCCAGGAAGACCTCGACCTGCGCGACATCCTTGCTGATGTCAGAATCCGCGGCGCAAGCGACGAACGCCTCGAAAGACTTCAGGTGAACTTCTGCCAGCTGAACAGCCTTCACCGCGTGGCGCATCTTGACCGTGTGCTTCTGCTCGGCAGCAGCGATCAAGGCGGCCATGCGGAGGATCGACAGGCCCAGACGCTCAACACAAGGGACCAGGTACTCACTGTACAACGGGTGCTGGTCCGCGAGAACCGCGCACATGTTCCCTGCATCGCGGATACGATCCAGGGCCTTCTCCTCGAAGGCGATGAGAGCACGTGCGTCTTCTCCCTCTACCGTGAAGGGTTCCAGTGCCTCGCGCTCCTGACGCCAGTGATGCTTGGCGAGCGTCAAAAGCCGGAGGTTAAGGTTGAACATATTGTCCTGTCGCTGGAGCGTCTCGTCGTCCGTACTCGACAGGATGGTGAAGTCGTCCATAGTCCTCGCAGGATCGAACTCCGTGGGCTCGGGCAGAACGGGTAGGCATCTCGGGACGAACCCTGAAGCGATCTTCTCCACCTTCAGGTTCCCCGCAGCCTGGTCCAGGATTCCCATGCAAAGGATCGACAGGGAGAACGGCGTCTCCCTGCGGTACTCGTGACCTTTCTGCTTCCGAGCTATCGACGGGATGTAGCCATCATAGGCCTTCGTGAGGAACCCGATCTCGCCGTCCATGTATGAACCGGAGCGCATGGCGCGAGCGAACATATCCTGCACCTCATCCAGGATCACGAGGATCGACTCCCCGGGCCGCTCCCCACAGTGCTGAGCCAGGGCCTCGGGCGTGTGATCCTCAGGTCCTATGAGGTCCAGGCTGAACTCCGCCCCGACACGACGGAGAAAATGCTTCACGTAACTGGCTGTGGTTGACTTCTTGTCCCGTGTCGTTCGCCCCAGAAGGAGCGTGTAGAGATTGCAGCTCAATCTACCGAACGACGTGCGGACTCGAATGTCCGATCCGAGCACTGCGGAGAGGATTGACATGGCCGCTGCGTAGTTGAACTGCTTCGATGTACGTGACGACATGTCGTTCATGTACTGGGCCAGCGAGTCCACCACAGTATCCTGCGGAACAGTATCGAACTTGTCGTTGATCAGGTGAATGTCACCCCAGAACAGTCCGTTGCGCTCGTCCTGCAATCGGGGGACGCGGATCGGCTCCCCGTTGATCGCCTCAATGGCAATCGCATCAGCGAGGTCGGCTTGGGCCTCCTGGTCGTCGTCCCATCTCGCCTTGTCGCGCTGAATCTGAATCCACAGGTCACTGTCCGGACGACCGTCACGTTTGTACTTGTTGCAGCCAGCGTCCTGAACAACAGTAAAGACGTCAGCGAGCTCGACACCCGCCTCGAACAGGGAGCACTCCAGAGAGTACATGAGCGCCGACCAGTCGTCTGACGGCAGAGGATCATCTGCATACAGCGCCGCGATCTTGTTGTCCTTGAGGCGATTAATGATCGCCATGGCCCCGTCCTGATCGACCTCGGGCATCTTCATGATGAGATCAACCTTCGGCGTCGAGGCCGGGGAGTACGCTGCCATGAACTCCCTGACCGAGTAGGACTCCCTGTCGTTGAACTCGACGGAGACCTGGGTCGGGAGCCCGTACTTGGGCTTCGTGTTCATAGTCCTGGGCACACGAAGCTTCTTCGCTAACGGCCAGCCTCGATCCACACCCGTGTCAGCATGCGTCTGGTAGACCCCGCGGTTGAGCTGCTCGATATCGAGGTTCCCCAGTGAGCGGTAGTCCGACAGGCGCCAGTAAGCGTGGTAGTGCTCAGGACTCGACTTCACGAGCACTGTGGGCTCCAGGAACAAGTCGTCCGGGTGAAGACCATCTAAGTCAGCATAGACGCAAGCCAACCGCTTCACGTTCTTCTTCGTCGCATGACGTGCGGACGACAGGGTAGAGGGCTTGTGGAAGAGCATGGGCGACCAGTAGACGTCCTTGTCGGACATCTTCTCGACGACCTCGCATATCTTCTCGGCCTCGGTCGGCCAGTGGTACCACTGGCAGCGGGATAGCCCGCCACCGGGACCCAGGCTCATGATGGGCGCCCACCCTTCATCGTCGGGGAGGATGCGCTCAAAGAACTGTTGTAACTGATTCATTTGTACCTCGATTCTGTGAGACGGCTCGCCGCTACCGACAACGCTAGCAGCCCCCGACGGTTTTGTCGAGGGCTGCTAGCATATCAGGCGATCGTTACACGAGCGTGATCTTTGCAGAAGAGGTCTTCTTCGGGTCGAAGGTCAGGCGCTTTACCGAGTTCGAGGGGTTCCAAGTGTCCTGGACCGGGTTTCCGCTCTCGTCGGTGACTGGGTCGCCGCTCTCGTCCATCTTGTAGACAGGCTGGCCGTTCTGGTCGAAGCGCTTGCGACCCTCATCCACGGCGATGTCGAGCATGGCACCGACACCCTCCAGACCCTCCTCGACAGCCTGCACGGTGCTGTCAATCTGAGCGGGGGAGAGCTTAGCCTTGAGCTCGGCCGGGTTGTCCGGCCACTGGTTCGCAGCACCGAAGTACTTCGGGAGGTTGAAGTGGATCTGCTCCTTGCCGGTGCGCTTGCTCTTGATGGTGAAGACAGTACGGTCGAGCACAGTCTTTCCCGCCTCAGCGTCGTCTCCGTCAACGGTCCACTCGACGACGAGCATCGGCTTCCCACTGGACTTGGACTCGGTGACCTCGACACTGGAGATGTAGGCGTGGTGCTTGCCCGGCTTGATGAGCTCGAAGGCACCACCCTCGCGGGCGACGTTCATGTCGGAGAGGTTGATAGACAGCATGCTGGTTCTCTTTCTGTTGTTGGGTTGCTGTTCGGTCAGTTGGTCTTGTTCAGGGCCTGTTTGATGAAGCCGTAGAACTTCGACATGGTTGGGTTCCCGATGGCCTCGGGGAACCCGGTGATGCGCTGCTTGGTCAACGTGGACTTCTCCTGCGTGAACAGCGCGGGCACGAGCACATCATTCCCCTTCTCGTCCTGCGTGTCAACCCAGGACATGTATCCGACGAAGTCGAACATGGATGGGAGCTTGCGGATGGACTTCTTGCCTTCGAACGAAGGGCTCACGAGCGTGGTACCGGTGACCTCGTTAGTCTCCCGTTCCGCGTGCGTGATCGCGATGAGCGACACGCCCTTGGCATCCGACAGGGCCTTGATGATGGAGCGCGGCGCTTCATAAGCAGCGGCCCATGCGGCGAAGGTGTCCTTCGGGTTGATGGTCTGGAAGTGGTTGACCACAAGCTCCTGAAGCTGGTCGAGCGTGTCGATCACCACGGTCTTGAACGGGAACTCCCCCTTGTCGATCGAAGGCTTGATCACGTTCTCGAAGAGCTTGACGCAGTCGTTCCACGAGTCGCAGTGAACGATGGTCGTCTTGTCGAGGTCGCCCCACTGGCCCAGTGGCATGGTGCCATTCTCGAAGTCGATGTACAACACAGGCGAGAGGTCCTCACACTTCGAGGCCGTAGCAGCGAGCGAGCTTTTTCCTGTACCAGCCAGGCCGAACAGGAGCAGCGAGAACGTGGAGAGGTCCTCGGGCTGCACCTCCCTCAGTCCCGATTTCTTGAACAGGTCGGTGAATGTTGACATCAGTTACTGCCCTTCTGCTTCCGTGCTGCGTCGTTCTCCTTCTTGGCCTTCTCCCACACCGCATTGGTGAGTGCCTTGGTGAGTTCGAAGGCCGTCAGAGTCGGCCCATACAGCTGAGTGAACTGCGCGGTGTAATTAACCCCCGTATTGACACGCGAGGGGTACACCTGGACCACATGTGGCACGAAGGTAGGCCCCATGTTCTCCATTCCACCTTCCATATCCCAAACAGGATCGTCTTTCATTTCAACTCCCGAAGATAACGGTTCCGATAACCAGGGCGACTACCCCGGCGAAGATGACGCTCCCGATGACGATGCCCTCGCCGATCATGAGAAGCCAATCGTCCTTGTCGGGACGTCGTCGGTTCTGTCGTGCGTGACGCATCTCAACCTTTCATGTAGTGGATCGGTCTGTACTTACTACAGTAGAAGCACTCGGGAGCACTGTCAAGGTCTGTGATCAGATCGTCACTTTCGCGAGCCTTCTTGTAGATCAGACCGGCGCGCCCCAAGGCGTAGATGGCGAGGTCCCTGTCGAAGGGCATCCGCAGGGCGGTGAGCTCAGACTCCACGACATGGACCGTGGCGTCCCGAGGCAGAAGCAGAAGCGTGACCCAGTTCGTCTCATAGCCCTGGTCCTGCATCCCCTTGCCATACAGACAGAGTTGGATGTAGTACTGGAGGAACTGGGCAGCCCCCTTTAGTTTCGTGATCAGGTCGAAGCCTCCCCACATCGCCTCTCGGTGAAGGTGCTCGAACAACTGCATCTTCTTCAAGGAGACGAGCTTCCAGTCCATCACCTCCCCTTCCTCGATGTCGAACCTGTCGAGGGTTCCTTTGATCGAGCCATAGCCTCCGACATCACCGACATGGACCGGCTGCTCCACGAGAACTTCAGCCTCCCGCTCCATATCGTGACTGCGCTTCTCGCACAGCAGGTGGAACGCCGTCCCGAGCAGTGGGGCGATGGGAGTCTTCTCGTTCTCACCTGGGCGTTTGATTCCGAGCAGGTCCTCTGCGAGACAGAGATCACAGCATTTGCCAAGACCTGATGGTCCGACACGGCGCTGCTTGTCCCGCTCGGACCGTGCTGTCAGCAGGTTCCTCGCGCGGTCAGTGGCTGCGGTAGAAGTCAAGAGCCTCAGCCTCCTCGATCGCGGTCTGAGCCTCCTTGATGAGTTGGCTCATCACAGGATCATCGGAAATCGTCTCGGCCAGGTCCTCGACGAACTCTAATCGCGGGTCCCCGATATGGACACGTTCAGTGACCAGGTAGGGTCCCCGGATCGCAGCATCGAGTGCGTTCGGCAGAGACTTGAAGGACCAGGCGACCTCATTGATCTTGTCGAACCAGACGTCGTATCGTTTCATAGGAAATCCTTCCGGTAGGTGCTCTCACCTTACGAGGTTTCGGCTCCCGTGTCAAGGGAGGAAATCACCCTGCAAAGCCGAAGTTTTTCGCGGGGTTTGGGCTCCCAACTCGGCTGGGTTTTTCAGCAACAGGAAAGCAGAACCGCCCGACCCCGAAGGGCCAAGCGGCTCTAGCACCTGCACTTGGGAGATTCACCTCACACGGAAGAGTTCCTCGACAGGGTTCTTGATCTCGTCCAGAACCTCACCCTCCCAGGCCTCGATCTCCTCGCGGCCCTGGAGCATGTTCATGTTCGTGACCTTGACATCAGCGAGCTTGATCCTCACCCTGAACACTCGGAACGGGTGCGAGTACTCCTGCCCGCGTGAGATGGCGTGTCCCAGTGTGGGTGTGAAGAACAATCCACGGTTCAGAGCTGTTCGTTTCTCCTTGGAGACCGACACAGTCTTTCCGACAACCCACTCTATTGGCTCACCATAAAGGCGTCCGGTAATGCCGTCCGCCCCTGTCGTTTTATAAACCAGGTACTCAGTCTCGAATGCATCGAGTGGCTGAGCGACGCTATTCAGAAACGCGCGAGTCGCAGTGAATAAACTCCCCTTGTCTTCATTGCTTCCGAAGCATTTCGCTTTCCCGTCTCCGAAGACAGTGGCCCCGGCTTCGTACAGCACAGACGACAGATCGGACACCGCATTAACCATGGCGTCCTTATAGACACTAGCCCTAGAGGAATCGAAGAGAACCCCGATGGAGTTGTCGAAGAAATCCCCGTCCGCCCGGTTAAAAAGAACGACCCGGGAGTCTTTCCGAGCCCGAGGTTTAGCGGAATCATAGCTTTCCACCCAGTCACAGGCCATCAAGTCGGCAGAAGAAGAGTCGAAGAGAACTACGGCGTTGCAGGTCATAATAGTCGCCGTTGCATGCCCCATAACTCGCACATTTCGGCAATACGTGCATATCACAGAATAGCCTTCAGTAGTATTGATATCAACCTTATCAACCTCAGTGATCTCCGCTTCCAGGCCGCCATAGAGCTCGAGTGCACCATCCCAACCCGAAATTTTGAGCCTCGCGTTCCCGAAACCTGTCACCTGCAAGCAGTTCACAGAGTCTGGAATCTCGGAGCTATCAATATATAGGCATTCATCCCCATACAGCCCCAATTTTTTGACTCTCGCATTCCCGAAATGCTTCAGGTTTTCCAAGATTTCGGCCCGGCTTCTGTCCTTCTTAGACATGAAAATATTACCTTTCTGCAATGTTCGGAGCGGTTGTGGTATTGACTTGATACTGGTAATGAGAACCCAAGGATTCATCCCCATAAGGAACAATAGGCGGTGTATCGAGTTCCAGAATCGACAACTGAGCGATGGCGCAACCGACAGGAAGCTCGAGTGGTTTCGCCGCGAAATTGCAGAGCTCCAGCGTGATCGTGCCATAGAAACCCGGATCGATGAAACCCGCCGTAATGTGCACAAGAAGCCCGCGCCGGGCCCATGATGATTTGCCCTCGACACGGGCAACGAGATGCGCGGGAATGCCTACGGTCTCTGTCGTCCGAGCCAGTGCGAACTCCCCAGGCTTGAGGACAATGATGTCCGCGATCTTGTCGTCTCGGTGCTCGGTGGGCAGTCCGACATCACGAACGACGTCGCGATGCAAGTGCATCTCAACGCTCGCTGGCTGAATCGCGCCGGCCGACAGCGGAGAAATGGTGAGCACTCCGCTATCAAGGAGGCGCGTAATAGTAGTGGATGAGAGCATGCTCATGCGGGTACCTTTCTGCCCCAGCCATTCGACTGGGGCGTGGTTGGGTCGGTTAGATTGTGTGATGGATTCGGAGTGCTTCGGGTATCTCGGTCCTATAACTACCTCTCGTCATTCCTATCGCTCGCATTGTCGGCACGGACAGTACTTCGTGTTCTGCCAGCGCTTTCAGTTCTCCTAGCGTCCAGACTGCGCTGCGGTCAAGCCTCGCCTGTAGGGTTCCTCTCTTCCACCTGACAGCGTGTGCTACCGCGGCCGCCCCGCCGTGTCGTTTGATCTCTCTTCTCACTAGCAGGGCTATGCGCTCGTCCTCTTCTGCTACTGATTCGGATAGTGCGCGCCTCATCGCATCTCCGCATCGTGCTGTCGGATCTTCTCGTCGTCCTGTCCAACGACATGGGCCTCAAAAGCCGCGTGCTCACGAGCATCCTGATCGGCCTCGTATTGAACGCGGGTCATCACGAAGGACTCGCCCGTACCATCGCCATCGACGACCGGATCCCAGACGCAGACGTCCTCGCCGGCTGGAAGCGCCCCATCGTCGGAGAGGCAGTGCGCGATGTCCTGCACCGCCGTCGCTCCGGTCTGCGAGTGGTGAATGCTGGCCAACGCAATACCGATGATCGTGCCGACAAGCATGGGAACGATGATGAAAGCCAGGATCTTGTGGGGGAGTGTCATTGCTCAGTTCCTTTCAAGAGTGAAGGTTGGGGTTCAGTTCTGAGTGAGCCAGGCCGCCGCCGACTCAGCATCCTCGGGATCAACCATATCGCGGTGAAGCGTCTCCCCACAAGTCTCAATCACGACACTGATCGGGAAGCCGACGCTATCGAACCAGGTCACATCGCAATCGATCCTCCTGTCGTCGGTACGTACGACCCACTCCTCGACATAGTCCATGTCGTCCGGTGTCCCTGGGAATCGCCGTGTCGTCCACTCCACGTCGCCGGGCAATGCATCGATGAAGATGTCCTGCGCCTCCCCTAGTGTTAGCATCGTGTGCTCCTTCCTGTTCGGTTCCTTCGATGGCTCCATACTGCCCCACATCATGTCGTCATGCAACCTCAGTATGCATGATCTCGATCACCTATGAATCGTTGGGCTTGATCCGACACAGGCGCCTCGCCGCTGGCTGAATGGCTTTCAAGGTCATAACTACACATGCTGCACAGTTCACATAATGGGATTCTGTACCATGCATTGTGTCAAAAGTGACGGCGACCACTGAATTGAACTGTTCAATAGGGACTGTGGTCCTAGGTACTGCATCATATATCAGGCTCCGAACAAACTCTCTTGTCCGCATACTAAGATTTCTCCTCGCGGTGTAGCACTACAAAGCCCTGAAAACCACTTATAAATCGGTTGTTCAACTCTCAACAACCGCGGAATCCCAACGAATTTGACGGGCATGATCCTCTATAGGCGTCCAACCGAATCCCGAACCGAAAGGGAACCCGCCATGCACGCCTCCATCTCCTCCATCCTCGCCCGTCTCGACAGCGACGTGTACCTCGACCGCAGTGACGCTATGTACGACATCGAGATGGGCGCCCGGCACATCAAGCCCACCGATCGGGCCATCATCGTCGGCCGCCTCGTGGGCCTGCGCGAGCGGACCATCGAGGGAGCGCTCAGCCGGGGTTGCCCGAGCCGGGCCGCTGCCGAGGCTCGGGACCTCGGAGTGCTCCGCATCGATGAAGTCATCGACTGCCTGTGCTGAGCACTCCACCAACCGCCCCCGTCGGGTTTCCGGCGGGGGCTTTCTCATGTCCGCGCACCGGGTGCCACAGGAGGCCCGTAGACAGCACAGAAAGATGCCCCTAGTACTGAGTACTAGGGGCGCCCTGAAAGGCGCTCAGATGAGCCCTGAGACCTTCAGATCCGCATACCGCTGGTCAAGCCTGGGAATGACGGACTCGGTATCGACAGTCCCCGTGCACTGCAACAGCCAGCGCACCACGGTTCCGGTCTGCCCCGTGCGGTGCAACCGCCCCTGTGCCTGAACGCAACGCACCACCGATGGATCGAGCCCCAGCCACACTTCATGACGACAAACCCGCTGTAGTCCGTCCACACCTTCGGCGACGGCTGGGATCACCGCGCACAGAACTTGCGGCCCGCCCTTGTCGAGGAATCGCTTCCACTCGTCCTTGTGCTCGCCATCAACGCGCACGCACGAATACCCGGCCCGCTCCAACTGAGCGACCAGAGGCACCTGGAATTTCTTCGATGGGGAGTAGACGACAACTTTCTCCCCACCGATGTCCTTCAGAATATCCAGCAACGCGGAGATCTTGCCGCTCCGCGATCCTTCGTCGAAGAGCCACTCATCCTCACCGCCCTGCACGGGGCGCACGCGCATCTGCCCGAGCGTTGCTTGCCTGAGCCTCATGTCGCGCGTCACTGGCAGTCCGACAACGGCGGGGTGATCCTCTATCCACGCCACCGCCTCGTCACGCAATTGCTTGTACTGCCTGCGCTGTTCCGCAGTCATCGCGCAATCAACACGGCGAATGTCCACCGGCGGCAGCGCGCCGGCTACATCCTCAATCCGCATGTCCTGCCACTCCCCGCGTGATTTGTGACCTTTCGACAGCAAACCGGGGCGCTTCTCCGCACCGTAGACCACTGAGTACGGCCCCCCGAAGTAGCACGGCTCCGACTGGAAGAAAGTCTCGGCGAACCGCGTGAACCCTGGATACTTCTTTGGCCACAGGAATTTCAACGCGCCGTAGATGTTCACGGGCTGACCACCGGCCGGTGTCGCACTCAGCGCAAGACGATGCCGTGCTTTGATCTTGCAGAGCACTTGCGATGTGACCGTCCTGAAGTTGCAGGCTCGGTGAATCTCATCCCCAACAACCCAATCGAACTCGACGCCGCCGAGAACCCGTGCTGTCGCCTTGCTCTTCACCTTTCCCGCTCGTGCGTCGTAACCCTTCCTCTTCGACACGCTTGCCAAAAGCTCCCAGCCGATGAACGACACACCCCGGGGCTTGTCGCCCCTCAACAACGCTTCCAATGCCTCACGTTCGGCTTTGCGCCGCTTGCTCAGCGTCCTGAACTCCACACCATCATCGGGCCAGACCTGACCCACCGCACGACGCCACCCGCTCTCCGTGCGCAAGGGTGCTACGACTAGTACCGACAGGTCGCCGGGCTCTACTCCTTCCTCTTTTGCCGTCCTGTCGATAGTCCACAGCGACATGAGCGTCTTGCCGCACCCTGTTCCCGCACTCACAAGGCCCGTGCCGCCCGCGGCCACAAGACCTCGAACGGCGCGTTCCTGAGCCTCGACCGGCTCAATGCTCATCACTCATCGACCGCCTTGACCCACGCGTACGCCTCGCCGGCCATGCGCCTCACGTCCTCCTCATCCTCGGGCAGATACTCATCGAACGGCCTCCACTCACTACCACGCACGCGGTACTCCAGCTCGATCCGACCCTCCTCGTAGCCCGTCGGCTCGTAGTACGCCCTACGGCCCATTCCGTACGCGATCGATGAGTGCATGTACACGGTCATCTGGTCCTCCGAGGAACGCACGACCCAGTCGTCCTCAGCCGTCTCCACGGCCACGGTCTCGACCCACGCCTCGACCATCGGGTCTCTCGCGCACTTGGTCATCGCATCGATCACCGCGTCTCCGTCATCCGAGGCGTCGCCGTCGAGGTAGTCCCCGCTCTCGGAGTTCACCACCGACCACATGAACGCACCATCAGCGTCGTAGTACCCCCGTGCCATCACGTTGCCCCACATGATTGTCCAAGTGTCTCCGTCCTCGTCATCCTGAGGCCCAAGCACGTCGAAGTATTCTCCGCGATCCTCCAGCCAGCTCACAACGCCGTCGCGAATCTCGCCATCGCGGTAGTGCTGCCACTCCACCGTCGTGCGCGTCGCGTCCTTCACGGCCTCATCAAAGTGCGAGTACCCGTCCGTGTCGAAGGGTTCTCCGCCCACCTCCACGTTCACCGCAACCCAGTCATCCTGCCCGTCGCCATACGGATCACGCAGCCACTCAACACGCACCGGGCCCATCGTCAGCCATCCGCTCGTGTCGTCCGCGCTCCAGTCGCACTCGACGTCTCCGAGCGCGTTCGCCTCGTCAGTCCACACCAACGCCTCGCGCAGGCTCTCGACCCGCTCCGCGATCGTCTCGTTCATCTTCCTCAGCCCTTCGTAAGTGTGTGTGTGT